ATGGGTACATTTAGGAAGCGCGGGGACGCTTGGCGGGCGGAAATCCACAAGGCAGGGCGCCGGGAAAGCCGGACATTCCCGACGAAGCGGGAAGCGCAGGAGTGGGCTGCAGCCCGCGAGACTGAGCTGGCCATCAGCGCCGTGGGCGGGATTACGCCACGGACCGTGGCTCAGGTGCTACAAAAGTACCGTGATGAGATCTCGCCTCGGAATAAGGGGCACCGCTGGGAACGGGTCCGTATTGAGCGGTTTCTTAAGGAAGAGGCAAAGCTCTGCGCCAAACCTATCCACGCAGTCACCACGACCGATCTGGCCGCTTGGCGTGATCGGCGGCTGTCCCAGGTGCAGCCAGTGTCCGTGCGCCGGGATATCGCCCTTCTGCGGGCCGCTTGGAGTTACGCCAGGAAGGAATGGAAGAACCTGAAAGATGACCCCTGGCTGGACCTGACCATGCCGCCAGAGGGGCGCCACCGGGAGCGGATCTACGCCCAGGACGAAATTGACCGGATCGTCACGGCGTTGGGCTGGGAGGACGGGCAGCCCGTCACGACCGCACGGCAGCAGGTGGCCGTCTGCTTCCTGCTGTCCCTGGAGACCGCGATGCGCTCGGGCGAGCTGCTGTCGCTGGAGCACGCGCAGGTCGATCTGAAAAAGCGGGTGGCCCAGCTGGACCAGACAAAAAACGGCGACCGGCGCGCGGTGCCCCTGTCGTCGCGGGCGGTTGCCCTGTTCAAGTCGATCGACCAGCTCGACAAGGTGAAGATGTTCACGTTGACGCCGGCATTGCGCGACGTGTACTTCCGGCAGGCCAAGGCCATCGCCGAGGTCGAGGGCGCCACGTTCCACGATGCCCGGGCCACGGCGCTCACCCGACTGTCGAAAAAGCTGAGCATCCTAGAGCTGGCCCGAATGGTCGGCCACCGCGATCCTCGATCGCTCATGATCTACTACCGCGAAAGCGCGGCGGATATCGCGCTAAAGTTAGCCTAAAGAAATTTAGGAAACGATAGCTTTAATCAATTTATAGCGGTTCGCGCTGAGCTAATATTTCGCAAATAGAATTATATTGTCATAAAAGCACGCCGGAAGAGACCTAGGATATGGCTGGAAAGCAAAGCGGCAATCGGGGTTCGCCGCAGGTAGGCTGTTGGCAGGCGATTCGAGATGTCTTGATTGCATCCATGGCCAGAGGCCAGTTTCTTCTCGCGGCCGCATTTTTCGTTTTGTTCGTAGTTGTCCTGCGGCTGCCAGGGGAACATCTGGCGACTTTAGTGTTCAGAGTGTTGGACGGACTGCAGAGTTGGAGCTACGTCGGCTGGGCACTCTTCATAGTCACTGCTTTTGGTTGGGTGGCCAACGCTCGTTTTTTGCGTCGTATAAACGCACAAGAACTGGCGAGAATCGCTGAGGCCAAGACGGAAGCACAGCAAAAGCAATTGGGAAACCATGTGCGGTCAAGTGAGGCGTAAATGGAATATCTCATAATCATCATGATGGTTCTGGCTGTGTATCACTTTGTGCTGCAGGCCGCCCTCATTCCCACTTGGCGTAGCTTTGTGCGATACGAGGCGTTCGCACTGCGTGACGAACTGCGTGCCTTGAAGATGAATCGTGGTGAAGATCTGCCGGATGCGGTTTTTTATAGTCTTCAAGGTTCGGCTAATTTTCTGATTGCCGATATGTGGCGCATCACCATTTTTAACTTGATCGCGGCCCGGCGAGTGCTCGACTCAGACCCGGATGTGCGTAAGCGCGTCAACGACCGCCTCGGATCGTTGGACAAGTGCAATATGCCTGAGGTAATTGGGTTGCGAAAAAGAATGACACGCCTCTCAATAAAGGCGGCTGCCATCAATGCAGCAGGTTGGTGGATATATATTGTGCCAGTGGTTTGGGCGGTATCGTGCGCCGGCACCTTCAAGCGCCTTACGAGAATGGTCTTGGCCGCTCCGCAGGGCGTCCGCGACCATATGTTGTTCCCTTCGCAGTCCCACGTCACTGCTAGCTAGAGACGTCGGCGTCTGTCTGGCGCCTGGCGCTTCGACTCGATCCAGTCGTCGACCTCTTCGGCCTTCCAGCGGCGGGCTCCACCGAATATGAAGGGCCGGGGAAAATCGGGACGCTTGGATAGTCGGTCGCGCACATGCGCCGGGTTCAAATGCAAGCGCGCGGCGATTTCATGGTGTGTGATAAATCGATCTTCGCTCATGTCACCAGTCTCCGAAATTCCACCACCCATACCCAGGGATTGACGGCCCACGAGCCGGCGCCATTGACGGACTCCCACAGGGATGCAAATGCGTGGACCTCAGTAGGCGCTAGCACGCCTTTCCAGGGCGTCTCTACGCCCATCCAGTCTTGCACGCCCTCCGCCCAGGCATCGTCGGCGCTGATGACGTGCAGGCGCTCCACGCGCACGCCGGTAATTTCCAGGGTGATGCGGCTGGCGGCACGGGGCATGTGGATGCTGGGCTTCCATTTCAAGCCATAGTCCCTCCGCGCCTCGTCCGAGTAGCTGCCAGCCAGGCAGTCTGCGGCAAATGCATAACGCTGGCGGCGTCGGTCGGAATCGTAGTGTTCTACACCTGTACCCTGTAGGTCCATGAATGATTCGCGCACCCACAGTCGGTCACCCGGCAGGCCATAGGGGCACGGCGCAAACTCCACCAAGTCGCCGGGCTGTCCTCCAGCAAGGCATTGCCCATGGGACGCCCAGTTGATGCGGCCCCCCCATGTCAGCTGGGGCTGTGGCTTGATGGCTCTTCGCGTCTGCATCTTTGTCACCGCCAGGATGGCGCGGACCATGGGCCCGCTGAAGAGGATAGGGCGTTCACGCATTGCCAGCCTCCCCATCGTCCGCCGTCGAGGCGCATATTGCTTTTTCTTGGGGATGGGCTACGATTTCACCCGATTGAGAATTTGGGCTGCCATAGCGGCCCTTACCGTCCAGTCTGGTTCCCCGCCTCAGTGACTGGAATAGATACTGCAATAGGGGAAGGCCTGGCGCTCGGTCCAGACTCATTGGGCTCCGAGCACTTTGGAGGAGGCATATATGCATTCCAAAAAAGCAGGCAGCTTGTGTAGCTCCGATTTGCGTAACTATTGCAATGGATTTGCGGCCATCGTGACCGCAATCTCGGCAATAGGGCTCACGGGGATGCCGGCCGTGCTCGCTAGCGTGATGGTTGTGATCACGCTGCATTGCATTATTCGGTCTTAAGCTGAGAGCCGGCGAGGGCAACCCCTCGCCGCTTGCCTTAATTGCCAAACCCATCACTGACCCCCTTCGCCCTGGCGCTGCTGGGCGATGGCGGCGTCCACGGCGGCGCAGGCGGCGCTGTAGCTCATGACAGGCAATCGGTCGAATAAGGCCCGCAATTCAACTCGAACGCGCGGATCGTTATGATCGTCCGTTATCCACCGCCACCTCTCCGCATCCCGCGCATCGTCTCCCTTCTGCGCCGCCACTGGCTCGGCGCTGGCCTGGCCCGCGGCCAATTCTCCCACCCACCGCTTCACGTCGCCCAGCAGCCGCTCGGCGCGCTTCGGGTCGCGGGCCATGCACTCAAGCACCTTGGCTATGGTGCTGTTGATGTTCTCTAGTAGGTAGGTCATGCCGCTTTCCTCATGAGCAGTTCGCGTGGCGCATTGGCAGCGATCAGCGCCATCGCCGGCGGTGGACTGACGCTGTTGCCCACCATATGCACCTGCTGGGATTTGGTGAAGATGCGGCCGTCGTGGCCGCGATCGATGATGTAGCTCTTGGGGAATCCCTGCAGGTCGTACAGCTCGGCCGGCGTGAGCATGCGCAGGCGGATATCGACGACCACGTAAGGGTTGCCCTGGATGTAGACGGTGACCAGCGCCAGGCGGTCCCTGGTGGTCAGGGTGCTGGCCGGGTCGCGCAGGTCGCCCCACTGGCCGCCCTCGCCGTAGTAGCGCATCAAGAACGCAGCGACTTGGAGGGCGCCGGCCTCATCGTCTGGTGACAGGTCATACTCCAACAGACCATACCGGGCGGCGCCGGCCAGGACTGTCTGCGCAGGATCACGAAGGTCGGAGCCGACCACGTTCTGACTCATAGCGGTCAGGTGTGCCGTGATCAGCTGCTGCTGGCTGCCGCTGTTCGTGATGGTGGACGCGGCTCGGCGCAGGTCATGGGCCGGCGTGGTGTTGTATCCGCCGTTGGCCTGCACCATCATGGCTGCGCACACCTGGTGGCTCACCGATGAGGCGGTGAGCGCGCCTACCGGGTCGCCCGCATCGTTGCAGCCGCTACCCCAGCGCCGGGACCGGCCTGGCGTGCCTTCGCCATGGCCCGCCTGGACCAGATAACCCGATGCCAGGGCATGCTTGATACCACCTTCGACGACGGTGCCCAGGGGCTGCTGGTGATCGAGGCTGCGCGGGGCCTGGCCTTCTCGTTCGCCGTATCCGGCCTGCACCAGCACCGGCGCGACGACCGCGCTGTCGCCCTTGCGGGTGATGGTGTAGTGCGGCTCGCTGGCAGGCCTGGGCTCGCTTTGGCCAGCGCGGCCGCCCACGCCCGCTAGAACCGGCGCGACCACAGCATGTGAACCGCCGCGCGGCTTCGCCGTGACCGTGCTGATGGGCTGTTGCGAGGAATGCGATCCGTCGCGGCTCCAGTTGGCGATGGGCACTATGAACGGATCTGCGCTGTCCAACACATACCGCTTCATGCCGCGGGCGATGCGGCGCATCGTGGCATCCGCCAGCGGTCGAGAGCGGCCGAAGATGCTGCGGCCCTCAATGCTCCAGTCGATGCCGTCCGCAGCTGCGCGCCAGCGCTTCTGGCCCTTGGCCGGCTTCTTGAAATGGGTGGCCGTGGGCCATGAGATGGGTTGGCCATCTCGGCGGGCCATCATGAACAGGCGCGTGCGCGTGGTGCCGGCGCCGAAGTCCGCCGCGTTCAGCTCGCGCCAGTCAACGATGTAGCCCATGCTGCGCAGGATGGCCACCAGCCGGCGCCAGTGCTTGCCTTGCTGCTTCGGGTCGGGCACTAGGTACTGATCCTGCACGGGTACGCGCTCGCCGGGCTCAGCCACGGTCCCGTCCAGCTTGACAACGCGGCCGGTGGCCGGGTCGCGCTTGGCGATCAGGCGGCCCCATTTCAGGATCTGGACGACGTTCTCCAGGCTGATGATGTCGGGCTTGACCGTGCCCGCCCAGCGGACGGTCACCCAGGCCAGGGCGCGGATGTTCTTGCGCCGCGGCTGGCCGCCCTTGGCCTGGCTGTGGTCGGTGCAGTCGGGCGACAGGTGCAGCCAGCCCACCGGCATGCCGCCGGTTGCCTGGCGCGGGCAGACTTCCCACACGTCGGCGATGTAATGCCGGGCCTGCGGGTGGTTCGCTTCGTGCATGCTCAGCGCATCGGGATTGTGATTTATGGCGATGTGCACATGCTGGCCGGTGGCCTGTTCGTAGGCGGTGGACCAACCACCGCCACCGGCAAAGATGTCCACGACCAACTTGGGCGCCAGGCCCAGGACAAGTTGCGGGGTCAGCATGCTGACACTCCGGTTTGGGTGAGGTACGATCGCCTCGCCAAACCAAGACCTACACGGAGCGAGGCGTGAGCGAGATCAAGTTCTATGATTGGAGGCTGACCTGCTTTTGGATAGGCATGACCGTGGCCGCAGCGATATTTGGATTCGTGGCTGGTTGGGGCTGGCGCGATCGACCGGACGCGTTGGCAGACGTCAGTATTTTGAAGGCGATGACAGCGATCGGCACTGTGGGCGCTGCCTTGTCTGCGGTCGTTGTCGCCTTCTGGCAAAACTCGGAACTCCGGAAGGAGCGGAGGACCGAAGCCATCCTGATCATCGGCGAGGCCTACCCACGCTTTTCGGCGCTGCGTGCCGCATTGCTCGGTTGGAAGCCAATATTTGAGCAAGTCGAGTCGGTTGATCGGTCTCCTGCAACTATCAAGTCGGGAATCGCATCCGTTCAAGCCCAGTATTCTGCTGCAGCACTGCCCAACCCGAGGCAGCTGCTCTACCTTGGGGGGAGCTATGCGAGAGGGCTCGCTGCAGTTATCTCGCACCTGGAGACAGTGCTTCGCATTGCCGCATCGGATCCGATGGCAACCCGAGAAGATCGTGTCAAAACTTCGAAATTGGTAGTGGAGGCGTTTGATGTCGCAATACCGAATCTCAAGATTTTGGCTGATACCGGCTATGAGCTGATCAGCAAACTCAACGATGATTAGCCTGACTAGACGCCGCATTGCGCATGCTCCATCTCAGCCTTGATCTGCGTCTGCCGCAGCAGGTCAACTTGTTCATCGGGCGCGGCCAGGCTCATGGTCTTGCGCAGAACGGGCAGCGCTGCGCGTAGCTTCTGCATGGTGCTCGCCTGCACTGGCACGCAGTAGCGGAACGCAATGACGAGTTCTTTCAGTCCATCCAGCGGCAAGGTGCGTCCGTGCCGCGTGGCCATCATGTCGAAGTGCCACATGACACCTTCGATTGCGCCCGCGGCGTCGTACCAGTTGCCATCGCCGGCTTGGAATACGGGGTTGCCTTTGCCGTCCACATCCACGGTGCCGTCGATTTCCAGACGATCCACGATGGCTTCAAGAGGGCGCAACACCAGGTCGGTCGCTACGAGCATCGGCGTGTGCACGGCGCGCCGGCGGTACGGCTTGTTGCGCCGCTTCTCGCGGCGCGTCTTGCGGAATGGATTGCTCATGCCGCCTCCTTCAGCCCGGCGGCGCTAACATGGCCTTTCTCCACCCAATAAACAGTGAAGTTCTCGCTCGGCGCGGCAGGCTTGGCTTTGAGCGTGCCCAGGAGCAGCACGGTGTCGATGTCGCCGTCGGCGGCCAGGGCGTCGAGCAGGCCCAGGACTTCTGAGCGGCCAGCTAGGTTCAAGCAGTCGAAGCGGTCCAGAATGGCGCAGCGCAGGCCTGACAGGTGCGCAATGGCCAGCGCCAGCAGGGCGTCGGTGCGCCAGCGCTCCGATTCGGACAGCAGGCGGTAGGCACGGCCACCGGCCGTGACGCCCATGTCGCCGTCGATTCTCACGGCAGGCCAGCCAGCGCATTCCGACAGGGCCAGCAGCTCGTCGTTGACTGGCTGCAGCGCCTGGGCCAGGATTTCGCCGGGGATGCCGTCCGGCGATAGCGCGGCGCCGATGGCGTCCCAGGCCATGACTTCGGCGTGGTATTCCGCAGCGTTCCGGGTGCGTTGGGCGGCACTGACCGAGGCTTGCTTGGTCGCAAGCAGGGAGTCAACCCGGGCTTGTGCTGTGGCGCGCTCGTTGCGCAGGCCGGCCAGGTGAGCGCGGGCGGCCGCCACGTCTTCGTCGGCCACCGCCTCGGGAGCAGCGCGTGATTTCAGGTCTTCGGCCGCGGCTTCGGCGGCGGCGATGTCGCGCCTGCAGTACTCAGCGGCGCGAGCCGACAGGTCGCGGGCCTCGATGGCTTTGGGCAGGGCTGCGGCGGCTTCGGGGTCGCCGGCGGTGTCGATGGCGCCGTACTGAGCTTCGTACTTGGCGAGTGTGGCTTCGACGTCATCGCTGGCCTCGAATCCCCGACCCTCGGCCTCGATGAAGTTCAGCGCGACATAGAGCCATTCCGCGAGTTCGTGGATCAGGCCCTGGCGCGGCCCCGTGCCGGCCTTGGACTGCAGTTCCTGCACCCGGGCGGTCCAGGTCTCCAGGTCCTGCTGGTCGCATTCCAGCTTGGCACGCAGCGAGTCCAGCCGGCCGGCGCGCTCCTGCAGGGCCGCAAGCTGATCCTTCTGCCCCTGGTAGGCACGCAGCTGCTGTTCCAGGCTGCCCACGGCCTTGGCAGCGGCCTCCATGCGGACCTCGATCGCAGCCAGCTCGGTCTGGGCGGCATCCAGGCTGGCCTGGTCGTAGGCCGGCACCTCGGCCTGCCACGTTTCACCCTTCTGGCTGCCCCAGGTTTCGTTGGTGACGCCGCGCCACGCGCCCTTGGCCTCGGTCGCTTGCTTCTTGGCGAACTCGGCGCCGGCGGCAAAGCCGCTGCGCAGGATCGGCTTCATCTGCGCCACCAGCACCTTGTGGCAGCCGCGCTCCAGCAGTCGGCGCTCGATCTCGTCGGGTGTGGCACGCGTGCCGGTCAGCGTGAACAGCAGCTGGCGGCGGTCGTCGGGCTTGGCCGCCGCGAACAGCTCGGGCGACAGCACGTAGGGCAGGGCCGGGCTGGCCGGCACGGCTTCCTCGCCGTTGCGCTTGCCGCTGGGCAGCGCGATCGCCACCGGCGCGCCATCGACGTCCACGGCCACCGAGCCCAGCTTGGCACCGTCACGCACGACCTGGCCGAGTTCCTTTTTCAGGCTGACGCGCTCGGCGCTGCCCAGCAGGGCCATGCGTACGGCCTCGGCGATGGTGGACTTGCCGGCGTAGTTGTCGCCGGTGATAAACCCGATGGCGGTGGGCAACGGCAACTCGGCCGACTGCACGCCCTGGAAGTTGGACACGGAAAGGTTGGTCAGGCGCATGAGGGTTCCTTGGCAAGGACTTTGCGGGAGCCATCCGGCGACATGACGGACACGATGCCGGCCTGTTCCATCTGCTCGAGCAGTCGGGCGGCGCGGTTGTATCCGATGCGCAGGTGGCGCTGGATGTGGGAAATGGAGGCGCGCCCGGAGGTGGTCACCACCAGGCAGGCCTCGTCATAGAGCTGGTCGTCAGCGGACGTGGCTGGGCCGGCCTCGGCGGCTTCTTCGGCTGCATCGGCGGCTTGCGCCAGGTCCAGCCGCTCGCCGCCGTGGGCGTCGATCAGATCGGCGATCAGGCCGCGCAGCTCGCCGGCCATCAGCACGAAATCGGCGACGAAGCGCTCGTCGTCGTTCTGGGTGGCACGGTCGGCCTGCTGGGTCAGCAAGTCCAGGGCGCAGATGCGCTTGAGCACCAAGTTCTCGGTCAAGACGAAGGACACCTTGTCCATCCAGGTCAACGCCAGCAGCGTGCACTGCTTGCCGGCTTGAATGTGCTTGCGGACGTCGCCCGGGTCCAGCGGCTGACGCTGGTAGCGCACGGTGGCCGAGGTGTCGCCGGTGCCGCGCAGCTCGGCGTCGGTGTCGATGGTGAAGGCATGTGGCGCGAAGTCCTGCGCCAGCCAGGACGTCATTGCCGCGGCGGGCGAATGCGTGACGTACAGGTTTTCCAGCGGGAACGGGTCCAGGCACTTGGCCAGCATGCCCACCACGACGTCGCACTGACTGGGCGTGCCGGCGTCGATCGCCATGATGCCGGCCTGCGGGTCCATCCAGGCGCGGATTTCGCGCTGCTGGCGGAAGGCGCGCGGCAGCATTTCGTCGATCACGCGCTCCTTGATTTCCTTAATCTGCCCGCGGCCTGGTTTGTAGCCCTGCTGTTCCTCGAGTTCCGCGGCTTGCTCGCGCACGGCGAGGTCTACCGCCTTGGCGGGCATGACCTTGGATTCGATGCGCAGCGCCAGGAGGAAATGGCCCTGGGCCTGAAACACCAGGTCGTCGCCGCAGCTGGCGTGCGGCGGCACCCAGCCGGAGGATTGGCGCTCCAGGTCGCCGGTGGGCGCGAAGGCGAACTTGCCCAGGGCTTGGCCGAGCTCGTCGGCCGTCATGTCCCACGGCCGGGCCAGCCGGTAGATCGTCGCATTGCGGAAAAAGGCGCTCATGGTCGCGGTCCCCTGGCCTCTGGCTTATTCGGGAGCCGCCATGCGGCGGCGCTGGGTGGTCTGGCGGGCGCTGGTGGCCTGGCCGGCGGCAGGCTGCTGCTCGGCTTGCGCCGCGCTCTCGATGGCCCGGCGCCGCTTCTCGTACACCTGCTCGAGGTGCGCCTGGGCCAGGGCGTCCAGCACGCCGCCAATCGAATCGGCCGCCAGGTCGAGCACCTTCAGGTCTTTGGCCGCCATCAGTTGCGCCTCGACCTTGGCCGGATCCAGGCCGGCGTCATCGGTGCCCGCGAGCGTGCCCTGGGCGCCGTCCTCCTGAGAGGCAGGGGCGGCTGCCGCGCCCTGCGCCGGGTTACCGGCCTCGGCTTGGGCCTTCGGGGGGGAGGTATCCAGTACCTCGCCGGTCTCCGGATCCACGTCGGCGACGTCGGCCGGCTGACGGCGGGCCGCCGCCGTGGCGTTGGCCTGGGCACCGCGCAGCTCGTCCACGTTTACGCTGATCGTGCCGTCCGGCGCGGTGGTGGCTTCGATGATGTCCTGCGCTTCTTCGACCGACTGCAGGCCCATCAGCAGCTCGGGGGCGTACAGCTTGCCGAAGAAGCTGGCCGTCCGGTAGCGCAGCATGACCTCGTCCATGGTCTGCCACTTGCTGCCGTTCTTTGTGTACCAGCCCTCCTTGACCGCCATTTCGATGGAGACTGCCGGCGACTCGATGCGCTCGCCGGTTTCTTTCTCGATGGCCCAGGCAACGCACACCTTGTTATGGATGTTGACGGAGTTCTTGATGGTTTCGCGATAGCGCTTGCCGCGGTCGTTCTCTTTCCACTCGAAGGTGGTGTATTCGACTTCTAGCTGGCCCAGGTCTTTGATGTCGAAGCGCAAGGGCGAAAAGCGACCGCAGCCATTGATGGCGGCGATGATCCATTGCGACGACCAGGACGGCCGGCCTTCGACGATGTACAAGTTCTGCATCACCATCAGCGGGTCGGCGCCCATGCGCTGCGCCATGTTGAGCGCAACGACGGCGTTGGCCAGCGCGTTGGGGTTTTCGCGGACGTCGGTGACATTGCCGTAGCGGTCGGTCTTCTCGATGACGGCGCGATAGGACGCGGGTACCAGCGTGCTGCTGGACAGCAGCTTGGCGGCGCGCTGCATGAGCTCGAAGCTTTGCAGACTGCCGAAGCCAGGGGCGACGGCAGCCAGGTTCGATTCGGCAGGCGCGCGCAGGGAGTGGACATTGGTGCTTTGGGACATGGTCTTATCCTTTGAACTTGCAGGTGGAATGGCGCGGGCAGTACCGAGCGGAGCACAGGTACGACTTCGGGTTGCCGTAGAAGCTGCCGCTGTGGATGATTCGGGAGGCGTGTTCGAGCAAGCCGGGGCTGTCGGCGGTGCCCACCAGCGCGCCGCGAGCCTCGACGATTTCGCCGGTGCCGACGCGCTGGGCTGCGGCCGTCTTGCCGGTCTGCAGGCCGATGATCTGCGCAGGCGCCGTCAGCGGTTCGCCAATCGAGAATTCGGCCAGCAGCTCGTAGACGCCCATTTGCGGGCCGTGGCCGGCCGTGGCCACGCGGCCGTCGGCGCCCACGGCGGTCTTGCCGCTCTTCAGGTCGGTGATGCCCTTCTGCCCGTCGGGGAGGCGACGCACGCGGTCGGTGGTGCCGGTCAGCGCCAGGCCCAGGTCAGTGATCTCCAGGCGCTCGCAAGTCAGTTCCACGGCCACGTAGTCCTGGTGGGGCGCGATCTCTGCGCAGTAGCGAGTGTGGAGGGCAAGCGCGACGCGCTCGGCGTCCGACGGCTTCGTGTCCTCCCAGTCGACCTCTTCCATGGTGTCGTGCAGGACGTCCACCAGTGCGCCGGCAGCGTCGTCGGCGCTGATCGGGCTGCCGTCAAGCTTTGCCTGGTCGAACGCCGCGGTGCCGGCGTGAATGGCCGTGCCGAGGCGCGCGGCAGCCGACGACGGCATGCGCATTTTCAGAATGTGCTTCGCCTCCCAGCGTGCCGGGCAGTCGAAGAGTTCGGCCAGGCTGGACGCCCGGATCGGGATGATCGGTTTTTGCATGGTCAGAATCCGGCCGCGTGGCCGACGAACGGCACGATGAAGAAAAGGAGGGCGGCGACGGCGGCGGCGCCGATCCACGCCAGGCGCGGGATGCGGTGGCTGTCGGCGGCCCAGTTGCCGCCCCAGTCGCTGGTGCGCTGGGCGCGGCCGGTCCAGTTGGAGTGCGAGCGGTCGATGTCGCCAGGCCAGTTGGTGGTACTCATGCGCGGCTCCTGTTGGCTTCTCGGATGCGGATCTTTTCCATGGCGCCCAGGTGGCCGGCGCGGCGATTGCATGCGCCGTGCGCCAGCACCAGGTTGCTGATATGGTTCGGGCCGCCGTGGGCAACGGGCACCAGGTGCTCGGCGCTGCGGTCGTCGTCGCTGGTGTGGCCGAGGCAGAAGAAGCAGCGGTCGCCGTCGCGCTCGAGCAGCGTGCGAATCAGGGGCGACATGCGCACCCGCTTGCCGCGCACGCCAGCATCCCAAGCGTGATTGCCCTTGAAGGCTTCCCATGCTTTCAGCGCGCCGCCGGTGAAGGTGGCGCCACCCTTGGCGGTGCCGTAGATGATGGCGACGCCGGTGGCGCAGTCGAAGCGCACCAGTTCCCACTCATTCGTCGGCCGCAGGACCTGGGCGCCACGCGCCACCAGCCATTCGATGAACTTGGCGCGGCCGGCTTCGACCTGTTTGCGGGACCAGGTCATGCCAGCTGCTCCAGGCGCTCGAGCGTGACATCGAGGTATGTGTCAGCGAAGGCGCGCGCGGCGGCCGCGCTGATCTTGCCGTCACCCAGCGCGCCGACCATCAACGTCAGCCACACGTGCTGCTGCATGTTCAGGCCCGTCGGGACGCCGTAGGCGCCGGCCGCGTTGATCTGCTCACGTGCCGGGTCGTAGATGGCCGGAAGCGGGAAAGCGGGGGATTTGGCGAAGTCGCTCATGCCTGCTCTCCCTTGGCCTTGGCTTCGTTGTGCAACTGCTGGTGATGCGCCTGGCAGAGCCAGGTCACGACCAGCGGAAGCGCATAGGCCGCGTGATGGCCTTCGGTCGGCACGGTGCCGCATACCTCACACGGCAGCGGTGTGATGCGGCCCATGGAGACTTCATGCCGTAACTTGCGGCGCGCGGAATGGCGGTCGGCATGAACCTGCGCATAGCCGCGCATTTGTTGAGCCCGGCGTTCCTTGACCCCCTCGCGTCTCAGATAATCGGCTTCGTAGGTGCGGTGATAGTCGCGGCTCATGCGGCCGGATTGAACTGAATTGCCGGCGAGCTTCCGGGCAGAACGATAGGAAGCCTCATAGGCACGGCGGCACGTGTCGCAGAGGAAATCCGACTTGCGTACCTGCCATTCACGTGGTTGGAATGGAAGTCCGCAGTGGCGGCAGGGGCGCATCATTGCGTTTCTCCCTGTGCTTTTGCTATCGCGGCGCGGCCGGCGGCTTTGGCGGCATCTTCCGCTTGCTCGATCTGCTGCAGAAGGCGCTCATGGTCGTCGTGCTCGACTTCGCTCATGGCAAGTCGTGCGTACGCGGCGTCAACCTGGGCGCGCTTTTCCAGCGCCTCCAGCAGCTCCGGCGCGGCGGCGATCAGGGCGCGATCTTCAGCGCGCCAAATGCTCTCGGCGATCAGGTATCCGCCGTAGTATTCGACGTGGTCATGCCCGCCGTTGGCGCCGTAGCCGGGCAGGGGTTGATCGGACACGACACTTTCTCCGGTCTTGCCGGCGCGCCACGTTCCAGGCGTGTGATTCGTCGTCATATCAACCTCGAATGCCGGCGACAGCCACCGGCGCATGGTGGGGATGGGAAACCCGGGCGGGCAGGGCCGACGATGCAGCCACGACCAGCGCCAGGGTGATGAGAATGCGGATCACGCGTCACCCCTGAGGACCGCCGCGACGTGGTCGCCGAGCAGCGCCAGCGGATAGGCCACAGCCAGGCCGATGACGCTGAACACCGCGACGAAGGTGAGGGCCCCGATCACTGGTGTATCTCCAGCTCGTCAGCGGTCATGTCGGCCAGCAGCTTGCGAGCGCGCTTCACCAATTCGGCCTTCAGGGCTTCGATGCCCGGGCCGCAGCGGTCGCGGTCGAAGTGCCAGGTAGTCATGGCGGCCAGGCCGACCTGGGCCAGATTCGATGCGCCGATATCGGCGAACGTGTCCGCCCACCATTCCAGGTCCTCGCCGTAGGCGCGGTTGATGCGGCCGGCAAACAGGTCAAAGATCGGGCCGAGGACATGCTCGTCGTCGAGCTCCAGCACCTTGACGCCGCGATCGCGCCGCAACTGGCCGTAGTCGGCCGCGCGCGTGGCGTCATCAGGCAACGCGGCAAAATTAATCTGCATGGTGTTCTCCCATTCGCTGGCCCGGCGGGCCAATCGGTGATGCGATGGAAGGAGTATGACCAAAAAGGTAACTTAAGTCAAACCAAAATGGTAATTGACGTTATTGAATTTATTTACCGATTTGGACATGAAGATAGCTGGGGACCTGCGTGATCGTTGCTGTACGATCTCAGAATTGATTTGTTACGTGGGAGACGATGATGGCGGAAGCACAAGAATCGGTAGACGACATGATCGACAGGCAGGCGGCGGCGCGGCATGGCCTCGGCACAGCACCCGCCGCGAATGCGCAACGGCGGTCAGCGCCATCGGGCTGGATGACGTTTCTGCGTCTGGTCGTGCTGGTGATCCTGGCGGGCTATTCCTGGGCGATGGGGCAAACGCCGCCGTCCGGGCTCAACGCCTTTGGGAAGCTGGTGGCGGGGTCGTTCTTTGTGGCGCTTCCGCTGTTGTATTTTCTGCCAACCATCGAGGCAAAGTTGCGCGACCAGCCTAACATCGTGTCAATTGCATTGGTGAATCTGCTGCTCGGCTGGACGCTTGTGGGATGGGTGGTTGCCATGGCCTGGGCGTGCACCGTGCGCAAGCCGAGCGCTGTAGCAATCCGACCGGAGCCTGTGGGCCAGCATAAGCCTGAGGCGTGGCCCAGCCCTGTCAACAACGCGTCAGTCTCGGTCGCCGACGAGATCCGCAAGCTGGCCGATCTGAAGGCGCAGGGGCTGCTGTCGGAAGGGGAATTCGCAGCCCAGAAAGCTAAAGTGCTAGCTCGGTAATGCGCTGGCGGCGATCAAAAAATTTCGGCTGAGAAAGGAGAGGGTGATGCACGACCCGAACACCGCCGCAATGTACTTCTTGGGCTCATCGATGCTTTTTGTGGTCGTGTGGCCCTTCATCGGCTGGCTGGGCTGTACGCTCTTCTCAGCCTACCTTGCCGTGGAGAAGGGGCGTTGGGGCCTGGCGTGGTTCTTCCTGGGGATTGTATTCGGGCCGGTGGCTCTGGTGGCTATCGCGGGGCTGCCGCCCAGGGTTCAGCCAGTGGAAGAGGTGTCGCCGAGGGCGCGACCGAACCGGGGTGAAGAACCGCGGCTCGTGTGAGCACGGTACGCAAATCAAACCGCCCAGAGGGGCGGGCCCGTCAATAAAAGAGGTAATCGAATGGAATATCAGGACGAGCCCGACGACGTCCCAGGAATGGATGACATTTCCGAAGAGGACAACTTGGAGATGCTGCAGGAGGCCGTCGATGATGGAGAAATCGATCCCGAGTCCCCAGGATACGGAATCGCATTGAGTGTATTACATGGAAATTGGGATCGCCTCAGTGCGAAGCAAAGGAACGCGTTCACGAAATACGTGCAGCCGATTCTTGAGCAACGTGCCGTCCGGCTTGCGGCCCGGCGTATAGCTGATAGGGCGCCCGACTGAAGCGTTTGAGAGCAAAAGAAAACCGCCCGGAGAGGGCGGTTGTGTGGGGGGTGGGACGCGGCGCTTATGCGTGCGCTAGGCCGGCCAGTGCTTCGAGCTTTGTCATCATCAGCACTTCAGCCACGGCCGTTATGACCTTGGCTTCATCTTTTGCTTCAGCTGGCCTGTGCCGATCGTCGAGGACGATTTGAACTTCCACTTGTCCAGATTCCCGGTGATAGCTTATGACGTCCAGGGTTTTTCTGATAGCCGCGCTGACAGATTGCGGGCTAGGCTGAATGGCCAGGACGGCCTTGCCATCCACAAGAAAATTGAACGTATGCTTGTGTCCAGAGATTCCGTACAGCTCGGGGTCCCGCTGAATATTGGCCCCCCGTTTCCAGGCTTCAAGGCAAATCCTAACCTCATCAATTAGGTTGGCTGCGTCGTAATCATCGCCCTCACTTTCTTTTTCCCAGCTCACGACGGAAAGCAGGGCGGAGACATACTTCGCAAAACCTTCTTTAGCGAGCTCGACCGGGGACCAAACTTCGATTTCCCCATCATCGTTAAGGGTGGCGCCGTGCCGTTCAGCTGCGCCTTGAATTGGCCGCATCCTCCGCCGATCGCTGAACCGCATACCCCGCCCCATGAAGTGGAGCAGCGTTTGGCCATCATCGAAAAACCGGATGTATTGGCCCGCAGATTCGATGAATGCAGGTAGCCCTTCACCGTCGCAAAAAGTGAATGGGGTTTCAATCATTGCCACGTTGCCAGCCTCGTTGAGAGGGTGACAAGTGAACCCGAGTAGGTCTTGAAGTTGCTGACAGATCATCATTACCCCCTCAGACGGAACTCGTCAGGATGTGGCAACTGAGGGATAAAAGTTACGTTCGTACGGGCACAAAAGTGTGCTAGGACCTGATCATAGTTCCAATTTAGCCATGCTGCATCCCCAGTTTCGCGCGCGTTTCCGATGTGCTCATGAGGCAACAGGTGATCATCCCGGGGGGCAACTGGGTACTGGCGGATATCAAGCTGGTATATGCGCTCCTGGCCATAGGGCTGACGGCGGAAGATAGAGAACATATAGAACTTGCCGTTCGTTTTCTCGGTGCGCCGGAATCTCAAATCTACATAGAGACGTAGATTCACCCCCTCTGGGCTGATCAGGCCGCAGCCCGCCTCCAAGAGCCCTTTGGATGTGCGCGATGGCCTCCAGTCTTCGCAGTCCTCACATGATAGGGGGCTGGCCAGCAACGCTCGTGCCTCCTGTTCTGGAACGTCCTTCACCTATTCTCCTTTCCCCCGGGCGCCTTCTTCGTTGGGGCTAGCGCAACTTGTCCCTGCAGTATGGCGACGCGTCAACTAGATCGGCGTCAGGGTTGAGCCTGATCGGCTCCATGCCTTTCTGGTCGTAGACGGCCACTAACTGCCCACCTTCTGCGCCTACCGTCATCTGCATCCCATCCGGGAAGTGCAGGCGCCCGCTTGCATACTTCACGTTGTTGACGGACTCGTTAGCCTGCCAGCTGGCGCAGGACAGGCCCCGTCCTTCTGCGCCAAGCTTGATCGTCATAAGGTACGGGCCGCTAGTGCCCGTCCAGGTCCCCGCCAATTCGTCTGGAGTAGCCTGCGGTTCGACTTGGCTGTACTGGTTATTCTTCATGGACTCGTAGGGTGCCATGCACCCTGACAGCGCCATCACGAGAAGCGGGGCTACGATAGAAGCCTGGGAGAGGGGAGTAGACACAATTAAAAGTCCTCGCTCCGCCAAACCTTGAGCACACGGCCGAACACTTCCAGGTCCATGGTTGGGTCTATCACCCAATCCCGATACGCCGGGTTTTCTGAGATCGCCAGTAAACCTTTGCCCGGCACCCGTTGGAGGCGCTTGATGAAGCCCTCGTTGCCGACCCTGAAAAAGTACACGGCGTCGAACTCGACCGACCGTACGCTGGAATCGATGATCAGCGGATCGCCGGGGTTAAACATTGGGCGCATCGAGTCGCCGAAGCCGGTGACTATGCACAGGCTGTGCAATTGGGAATAGCCGCGCACGTTCTTCTCGAGCCATTCACGGCTCACCCGCCAACTCTCGATAACTCCTGGCTGATCCCTCAGCTCCACTCCAGCCGCTCCCATTCTGCCGCCCGTGTCATATTGACTGATGGTAACGGAAGATATCGAGTTGACCGAAAGTGGGGTTAACCCGGCCTGCGCTTCATCGGCCTCGGCTCTATGGTCAGAGTCCATCCAGTTTCTCGGGTAGCCGAAGACTGTCTCCATCTTGCGCGCGGCCTTATCCCCTATGTCCTTGGCACCGGTGGCGTAGCGGCTGACAAGCGACGGCGTGGAATAGCCCAGCTCCTCGGCGGCCAATGACTGATTGCCGCCGCATTTCTCGTCGATGGCTTTCGCAAAATTCTCTTTGCGGATCTCTTTGATCGATTTCATGCGGGAATTGAAACCGCGTTTACCGGTCTGGTAAATAAACCAGAAAGGTCATGGAAGGATTGAACAATTACCGAAACGGTAATAGAATCCACGCCATGGATATCCAGACCCCAGACTTCAAGGCCTTCTATCACTCGCTCGACCCGGCGCAGCGTCAGGCCTTCGCCGAAGCAGCCGGGACCACCACGGGCTACATCGAGGTTCACCTGGTGCGCGCGGCTCGGATTCCGCGCAAAGACAAGATGGACGCTCTTTGGGGCGCATGCCAGCGCTTCGGCGCGAATTTCTCCAGGTCCGACCTCATCCAGTTTTTTTTCAATGCTCCAGCGAAGGGTGGCCCTGTTGCTGAGCAGGAGCCCACCCATGTGTGATCCCGAACCCAAAGACGAACGAACTCCCATCGGTCCGACCGACGTGTGATTCCGCTGTGTGCATAGCCTTGTCATGCACAAATTTTTGCCCATTTTTGCCTCTCAACACCTCACAACTGTCTTGCGAAGCAACCATGACCCAAGGTGAATTGACCCTGCAGAACATCGCCGTGCGCCCGGAAGAGGTCGCCCGAAAACAGTCCCTCGGTGCCGCCATAGAGCTGTGCGCCGAGCTGGCCGGCTTCTCGCTGGACAAGGAGCTGCAGATGGCCCTGGACGTGGACAAGGGCCAGTTCTCGCGCTGGCAGTCGGGGCAGGAGGGCATCAAATGGGACAAGTTCGTCGCGTTGATGAACGCCTGCGGCAACGATGCACCAGTTCTGTGGATGCTGCACCAGCGCGGCTATGACCTGCATTCGTTGCGCAAGCGCGAAACCGAGACGCAGCGCGAGTTGCGCGAGGCGCGCGAGCGCATTGCCGAGCTCGAGCGCGAGCGGGCCCTGACCATCCGCGTGCTGCGCGACGTGAGGGCCGCCTGATGGCCGAGATTCTTCTGGTAAGGCAGAACTCGGTCGAAGTGTCCGAAGATGATAGGGCAGTCGCGCGCCGCGTGATCTTCGGCGCGGTGAACGGCTTGGGCGAGCGCGGTAAGCGCCAGTGGAGGCGCCTGTGGAATCGCATCTTCAATCTGCAGCCCGGCGAGGCGATGGAAATCATCACGCACCAGGATCGGCTGGGCTGGTTCCACCGCAAACACATGGCGCTCGAGCAGCGCGTGTTCGAGGCGCAGGAAGCCTTCGAGCACTTCGAGTTGTTTCGCGACTGGCTGAAGATTGGCGCCGGCCATGTGGACTGGATCCCAGGCGAGGGGGACGCGCTGCAGGCGGTGCCGAAGTCGATCAGCTACGCCAAGCTGGAGCAGGGCGAGATGGAGGCGTTTCACGACGCCGCCGTGGTGTTCCTGCGGTCGCCGCGCGCCATTCATCAGCTCTGGCCGCACCTGTCGGCGTCAGCCGCCGGCGACATGATCGAAGCAATCCTTGGGGGCTTCTGCGAATGAAGGGCCGTTCCGTCAATAAGGCGCAACGCCGCTTTCACGATGCGCTGTGCAACACCGTCGGATGCATTGCCTGCCGGCTGGATGGCCGCCTGAGTTTTCTTTGCAGCGTGCACCACATTGATGGCCGCACGAAGCCTTGGGCTCACTGGTTGGTGCTGAGCTTGTGCGCTGGCCATCACCAGGACGGCACTGGCGCGCCGGGCCTGATCGCCGTGCATCCGCACCAGGGGCGCTTCGAGCTGCGGTATGGAGACCAGCGGCACCTGCTGCGGTGCAGCTTAGACATCCTGGAGCAGAACAGCATCCAGGTACCCGAACTGGCGCGACGCGCCGCGAATGGCCAGTGGGTAAGGATGGTCCTATGACAATTCAGAACCAAACCTTCAGATGCCGAGCTAAGTCACTCTCAGTTTTCGTTTGCCGTGGGAGCGGCGTGCTGCAAGATCTCTCGCTCAATCTTCAACCGCTCTCGGAAATAAGCGTTCCTACGCTTCATACTGAGAAATTCTATTTGGTCGAAAGCGGGCGGAGGAGGGCTACGCGCTCTATCCCCTTGACGTGCAATCTGGTCCGCCAATTGTCGAATCGAGAACGCGTGGCTGATTCGATCGGCTGCGCATGCATCAAACAACGGGATCGAGTCGAACACTCGCATGGCCGAATGCAGCGTAGGCCCATAAGTCTCATTCCAGAGGCCAGTGAATTGACTTGCATCGGCGGCTTGGGTCATCCAGGAGATGGCTGCATCACATGCGTCAAGCAATTGGATCTGCAGGTGGTGAGCGCCAATTTCACGGCGAGTTTGACGCTGCCGATCGAGGTCAAGCGCCGATCGATGGGCTGCCTCGGCTTGCTGCCTTCCCAAAAAAAACGAAGCCGTAATAGCGACGATGGTGCCTATGGCTTGGATCCAGGCAGCTGCCTCGCCGCTATTGCTTGGAGAAAATGTGCCAGTCGTCGACGTGAATACGACGCTCATCAGGCCCACTCCGCTCAGATAGCCAATGGCAATCAAGGCCAAGGCCGCTGCGGCGTATTTCAGCATCTTTTGCATAGATTTTTTCCTGGGGTGCTGCGCAATAGTATCCCGGTCGGGGTTATGGCATGAAGTGGTCCGAACACGCCATTGCCCGCGCGCTGGTGCGCCAGACGTTCAACCGCAAGTACCTGGTGGTGGTGCCGAACTGCAACTGGACGGGCCACGAATGCGACCTGCTGGTGATGACGGAGAACCTGCGCATCATCGACGTCGAGATCAAGATTAGCCGGGCTGACCTGAAGGCTGACGCCAAGAAGGAGAAGTGGTGGCGCCGCGAGTACATCGGCCATTGGCCGGAAGTGACGGAGATGCGCCACCACCCGAGGCTGGACAAGCTGGTGGTGCAGAGCGTCCACCGGCGCTCCCGCTACAAGAGCACGCCGAAGGATTGGCCCAGCAAGGTCTGGAAGCACTACTACGCGCTGCCCAAGGAAATCTGGCGTCCCGAACTACTCTCGGCGCTGCCGAGCCCGCACAGCGGCGTCCTGTTGCTGAATCCTGACGGCTACCGCCCGGCCGGCGACGCCATGCGCATCGAATGCGTACGGCGCGCCAAGCCAAACCGAGGCGCGCCGGCAATCAGCCCGGTCGCCGCCGTGGATATCGCGCGCCTGGCCAGCTTGCGCATGTGGGAGGCGTACGGGTGCCTGGAAGCGCAGGAGGTGGCATGACCAAGGTCGCCCCTTACCAAGCCGACACCCGCGCCAAAGGCTGGCGCTTCGAGCTCGACCATGAGCGTATCCGCCAGTCCGATACCTGGGCCCTGGCCGCGCCGGAGATCCGTCCGTGGCTGCTCATGCTGTGGATGACCGCCTGGGAGCAGACGCCATGCGGCAGCTTGCCAGACAACGACGAGCTGATCGCCGCCCGCATCGGCATGCCCCTCGACCAGTTCCAGGCCTTCAGGGCACGCCTGCTGCGCGGCTGGTGGCTTGCTGACGACGGCCGGCTGTACCACGACACCATGACCGAGCGTGTCTTGGAAATGATCGCGCGCCGCGACGGTGAGCGCTTGCGCAAGGCCGCCTACCGTGCCGCCAAAGAGGCCGAGCGCGCTGCGGCGGCCAAAGGGAAAAAGCCGCCGCGCGGCAAACGCCCCGGTCCCGCAATGTCCCCTGGTAGTCCAGAAATGTCCCACGGGACAAACACGGGACAAACAGGGGAGTCCCATGGGGCGGACAACACCGGAACCGGAACCGGAACCGGAACCGGAACCATAGATTATGTAGAACCTGACGGTTCTACAGTACACGGCGATTCGCCGGCTTCGTCTGGCGATGCCGGCCGGCTGCCGCGTGCGCTTGGCATCCGCGAGCTGGTTGCCGAAGGGGTTGAACGCCAGCACGCCGAAGACTGGCTGAAGGTCCGCCGCGCCAAGGGTGCGCCGCTGACCTCGACCGCCTGGGATGCCGTCAAACGCGAAGCCGCCGCCGCAGGCATCACGCCGCCAGAGGCGGTCCGAATCTCCGCAGAAAACGCCTGGCAGGGCTTCAAAGCGTCCTGGCTGGCGCGCGTGCGCCAGCGCGACGGACCGCAGCAGAGCGTCCGTGGGAAATCGGCCTCGCAGCAGCGGGCCGACTGGCTGTCCGAGCTGGACAACGAACTGCGAGGCAAGCCCCGCGAAATTGACATGGGAATAATCGATGCAACTGGCCAACCCTGAATCCGTCGAAGCGACGCTGGGCGCACTGGTAGTGCGCGAAATGCGACTGCTGTACGGCGCCAAGTTCGCCCAGCAGTGGCAGGGTCTGTCGCCGCGTGAGTTGCGTGAGTCCTGGGACCAGAAGCTGGCCGGCCTGAACGAGGCGCAGGTACGGCGCGGGCTTGCCGCGTGCCACCTTCGGGAATGGCCGCCCACGCTGCCGGAGTTCCTGCGCCTTTGCTGCCCGTGGATGACGCCCGAGGTCGCGTATCACGAAGCCGTGCGTGGCATGTCTGCGCGCCAGCGCGGCGAGCTCGGTGAATGGTCTCACCCCGCGGTGTACTGGGCTGCCGTGGGGGTGAGTTCCGTGGACCTGCTAAACAGCACTTTCGGGTCGATCAAGGCTCGGTGGGAGAAGACGCTCGCCGATGAGTTGTCCCGTGGGACATGGCCGGATATTCCGGAGCCGCACGAGTTCCTGCCTGCGCCTGGTCAGACCGTCGCTACGCGCGAAGAGGCGGCGGCGGCGATGCGCAAGATGGGCGCCGACAAGGCGTTGGCACAGAAGGGCCGCGATCCGCTCCGCTGGGCCCACAAAATCCTGGCCGAGCAGAGCCGCAAGGGCGGCCGCCGGTACGCGCCGGCGGTCCTGGCCATGGCCGAGCGTGCGCTCGCCGCGGCGGCCGCCACCCGGGAGCCGGCATGAGCAACTATCTCGCCATCGGCGCCTGGCCGGTCGTCCGGGAGCAGGGCTGGGGCCTCTTGCCGTTCCGCGTCGACAAGGCCCATTACTTCCACCGTGGCGCGCTGACGGCCGAGGGCGGCCGCTTCGTCTACTCGAGCTGCGGCATGCGCGGCGCCGAGACCGTCCAGGTGCCGTTGCTGGTGCCCGGGAACTTCCCGCGCTGCCGGCGGTGCGCTGACGCGCTGCCGGCTTTCAAGAGGTACGCATGACGCAGCAAAACACCGTCCAGTGCGTCGGCTGCCGGCTGTTCAGCCTGCAGAAGCACGCCGGCATGGCAGAGCAGGGCTTCGGGAAGTGTGCGCTGAACGTCGATCACCCCGGCAAGTTCCAGAGCGCCACGTTCCGGCGGTTCTGTCCGGATTTCGCCGAGGCCCTGGGCCCGGTGGTTGAAAAACGAGTTGAATGGCTGCGCGAGCGCCGTGAGGATAGGAGATTGATGTGCTTGAATTCGTGATTCCCGGGGTTCCCGCTGGAAAAGGGCGGCCACGCGCGCTCAGGCGCGGCAACCACATCAAATTGGTTACCCCGGACGAAACTGCTGCATACGAAAGCAAGGTCGCTCTGGCCGGCCACCAGGCTATGGCTGGGCGCGCATTGCTGAGCGGGCCCGTATGCGCAGTGCTCACGATCAAGCTGCCAATCCCGGCGTCTTGGTCCAAGCGCAAGCAGGCCGCCGCGCTGGCGGGCACCGAACTACCCACCAAGAAGCCGGACGCCGACAACGTCGTCAAGGCCATATTTGATGGCCTCAATGGCGTCGTCTGGAACGACGACACCCAGGTGGTCGACATGGTGGTCCGCAAGCGCTACGCGGCCGTGCCGGGCGTGGCCGTCAGGATCGCCATCGTCGAATTTCAACCTGAAGACCTTCTGGGAGCCCTCTGATGCAATCCGCCGCCGCAGTGCACCGCGACGCGCTGGCCACCCCGGCCGGCGAGCCGCTGTTTTCCAGCGCCCACGCCGCGCTGACGTTCGCCTTCAACCACACCGCCCAGGTGTACGACCGGCCGCTGATGGCGCGCCTGGCCAGTAAGCCCCGCCCCGGTGGCGGCAAAGGCCTGGGCGGCACGGATGGCGCTGGCCAGGCCGGCATGATCCTGGCCAAGCTGGACCAGTTGACCGAGCTGCATCAACTGATCATCCTGGCCAGGTTCCTGCCGCAGACGGCGTGCTGCTCGCGTTGCGGCAGCGACGCCTGGGACGCCGATTGGCTGGCCGTAATTCGCAGAATATCGGACGCCGCCATGCTGCACGGCGCGCTGTCCGGCCACATCATCCACAGGGCAGTGCGGGATGCCCTGGTAATGCGCTACTTCGCCAACAAGGTCAACCGCAAACGCATCTTGTTGGGCACGATTGCCGCCAAAGCCGGCATCAGCGACCGCACGGTGACCGACCAGAACAGCAAGATCGTGCTGTGGCTCAAGGGCAGCCGCTTCACGAAGACCGGTAAAGGCCAGCTCGACGCCGGACAGAAGGGCGAAGATGCGCGGGCCATGGAGCGCATGGAAGCGGCGCTGGTGGCGGCCGGGATGATTGGCACGGCCGGCGACTGACGATTTGGCTTGACGCTCGCGGAAAAAATCCGCAAAATCTGCCATGTTCCGTCAAGGTGCAGAAGTGCGCCCAGAAGAAGCCCCGAGCGAAAGCCGGGGCTTTTTTTATTCCCCGGAGATATCCATGTTTGGTGCAGACGACCCCTTGAATTGCCCGTTTTCTCCGGCCCGTGGCAAGGGTCTGGGATCCACGCATCCCGCGAAATAAGCGCAAGTCCGGCGCGCATCCCAGCCGTCCTGGCCGTCAGGCCGCTGGCACCCTTCCGCGCGCCTTTGCCCGGACAAGCCGGTCAGTGTCCGCAACAACGCCGGCAGCGCGCCATGGCGGCGGCCCGCCCCATCTCCTGACGGGCCGGCGGTAGGGGCGCGCGCACGCACGATCAAATCCCGAAGGACCGCCCAGCCAGCCGGGCGCCGCGTGCGGGCAAACCACGCGGGACACTTGTCCCGGGCTCGTCCCCGGGCGCTGGTAGACGATAACCGCGGTGCCCAGCCCGCGATAGCGGGTAGGTCGGATGGGCAGCAACAACAGGAAACATCACCATGAAAGCTCAACTTGCCAGGCGTCCGCGGCCGCCGCAAGAATTGGGCGTCGGCTGTGCATTCCTGCCGGCCCCCGAGGTGGGCGCCTGGGTTGAGGCCCAGATACTCGCCGACGGCGGGCTACTCCATAACCCCGACCATCAGCACCTGATCGGTGCCGACCTGGTGTTCTTGTGGGCGTCGGAGGCCTTCAGCAAGGTCGGCCGTACCGTGCTGGGCCAGGCCGAGCAGGTGATGTTCCGCGCCGGCGGCTGGCAGAAGGCCCGCCAGGAGCAGCAGATGGTGGATTGGTTCGGCCGGGTGCCGGAGTTCCTGGTCACGCTGGCGGCCGATTACTGCGCGGTCTGTTCGGACGCCGAGTTCTGTGCGCTGGTGGAGCATGAGCTGTACCACGTGGCCCAGCTGCCCGACGAGTTCGGCGGCCCGGCGTTCTACCGAGACGGCCGCCCCAAGTTGGGGATTCGCGGCCACGATGTCGAGGAGTTCGTTGGCGTCGTGCGCCGCTACGGAGCCTCCGAAGAGGTCGCCCGGTTGGTGGCGGCCGCCAAGAGACCGGCCGAAGTTGGGCAGATCAACATTGCCAGGGCGTGCGGCACCTGCCTGCTCAAGTCTGCTTGACTCTTGACTGGCCGCGACGGATGACAGCCTATGGCACGCCTGACCAGCGAGGTCAAAACCTATATCACCCAGGCGCTTGCGTGCTTTGATTCGCCCTCCCAGGTAGCGGAGGCCGTCAAGAAGGAGTTCGGCATTACCGTCTCGCGCCAACAGTGCGAGAGCCACGACCCCACGAAAGTGACCAGCAAGGGCCTGGGGAAGAAGTGGGTCGACCTGTTCTACGAGACCCGCGAGCGGTTCAAGGGCGAGACCGAGAACATCGCCATAGCCAACCGGGCCTACCGGCTGCGCTCGCTGGGCAGGATCGCTTTACGGGCCGAAGAGATGCGCAACTTGGCGCTGGCCATGCAGGCGCTCGAGCAGGCCGCCAAGGAAATGGGCGACGCCTACGTGAACCGCCGGCTCGACCAGCCCGGCAGCCGGCCGCCAGGAGGCGAAGCCGGCGACGCCGAGCCGGGCGACATGACTGCCGACGAATACGTCCTGCGGCCCGACGAAGATGCTCCAGCGAACCCGATCCTTTGAGGGCCCGGTATCGCTGACGCCCAAGCAGGCGAATATCTACGTCTGGGGCTGGCAGCGTCAGGCGCGGTTTCGGGATGCCGTCTGCGGCCGGCGCTTCGGCAAGACCTTCCTGGGCAAAGCCGAAATCAGGCGCGCGGCACGCCTGGCCGTGAAATGGCAGGTCAGCGTCGAGGACGAGATCTGGTACGCGGCGCCGACGTTCAAGCAGGCCAAGCGGGTCTTCTGGCGGCGGCTGAAGCAAGCCATCCCCAGGAGCTGGCGCGCCGGCAAGCCGAACGAAACCGAGTGCAGCATAACGCTGCGCAGCGGCCACGTGATCCGGATCGTGGGCCTGGACGCCTACGACAACCTGCGCGGCTCAGGTCTGTTCTTCGTGCTGATCGACGAATGGGCAGACTGTCCCTACGAGGCGTGGGAAGAGGTGGTCCGGCCCATGTTGTCGACCTGTAGATATGTGGTCGACGGTGTCGAGTACGTCGGCGGCCACGCCCTGCGGATCGGCACTCCGAAGGGCTTCAACCACTGCTACGACACCTACCTGGATGGCCAGGAAGGCCGCCAACCCGACCACAAGAGCTGGCTGTACACGTCGCTGCAGGGCGGCAATGTGCCGGCCGAGGAAATCGAGGCGGCGCGCCGCCGGATGGACCCGAAGACCTTCCGGCAGGAATACGACGCCAGCTTCGAGAATTACACGGGCGTCGTCTACTACTGCTTCGATCGCCGGAAGAATCACACCGACGACCGCGTGCGCAAGGGCGACGTCCTGCACATCGGCATGGACTTCAACGTCAGCAAGATGGCGGCCGTGGTGTTCGTGGTACGCGAGGATGGCTGGCCGCACGCGGTCGACGAGGTGATGGACGTCTTCGACACGCCCACGATGATCGAGAAGCTGAAAGAGCGCTTCGCTGGCCATTCGATCACGGTTTACCCGGACGCCTCAGGCGACAGCCGCAAGACCAACAACGCCAACGAGTCCGATATCTCGTTGCTGCGCAAGGCCGGCTTCGTGGTGCGAGTGAATCCGGCGAACCCGGCCGTGAAGGACCGTATCAACAGCATGAACGCCATGCTGTGCAACACCTATGGCGAGCGCCGCCTGCTGGTGAACACGGACCAATGCCCGAAGTTCACGCAGGCGCTGGAGCGCCAGATCTACGACGACAAAGGCAAGCCCGGCAAGGCACTGGAACCCGACAAGAAGCTCGGTTTCGACCATCCCAACGATGCCGGCGGCTACTTCATCGTCCATCGCTACCCGATCAACTCCCGGAACGCCACCGTCACCTCCCTGCGCATGTAACCATGACCCTGACCGTAGACCAACAGAGCGACGCCGTGAAGGTGATGGCCGAACACTGGCCCATCGTCGACGCGCTGCTCGGCGGCACGCCGGCCATGCGCAAGGCAGCCCAGGCTTACTTGCCCAAGTGGCCGAATGAGGACCACGAGAGCTACGAGGCACGCCGGAAGACCGCAACCCTGTATCCGGCGTTTGAGCGCACCTTGGGCGTCATGGCGGGCAAGCCATTCAGCAAGGAGCTGACCTTCGGCGACGATGTCCCAGAGGCCATTCGTCAGTGGTGCCAGAACTGCGACCTCGAGGGCCGTAATCTGCACAGCTTCATGGCGGATCAGATGGCCGAATGCTTGGGGTACGGCATTGCGGGCGTGCTGGTCGATTTTCCGCGTACCACCGGTCTGCGCACCCGCGCTGACGAGGCTGCCGCTGGCGTGCGTCCGTATCTGGTCATGATCAAGCATGCTCAGTTGCTGGGCTGGCGCACTACCCGTGGCCAAGACGGCGTGACGCGCCTGACCCTGCTGCGCCTGGCCGAGGTCGCCGAGAAGGATGACGGCGAGTACGGCACCAAGGAAGTCCAGCGCGTGCGCGTGCTGCGCCCTGGCAGCTGGGAGCTTTGGGAGCAGGGCGACCGCGCCTGGACGAAGATCGACGAAGGCGCGACCACCCTGGATGTGATCCCGTACGTGCCGTTCTACGGCCGGCGCACGGGCTTCATGACCGGCAAGTCGCCGCTGCTGAACCTGGCCTACCTGAACGTGAAGCACTGGCAGAGCCAGAGCGACCAGGACACGATCCTGCACGTGGCACGGGTGCCGATCCTGTTCACCAAGGGGTTTCAGGAGGGCGAGACCATCACGGTTGGCGCATCGGCCGCCGTGCGCAGCGAGAACGACCAGGCCGACATGAAGTACGTCGAGCACACCGGTGCCGCGATCGACGCCGGCCGCCAGGCGCTGGAAGACCTGCAGGACCAGATGATCCAGACGGGCGCGGAGCTGCTGGTTGCCCAGCCAGGCGAGCGCAGCGCCACCGAGGCGAACAACGACGCCGAGGCCAATAAGTCAGAGCTGCAGCGCATCGTCGAGGGCTTCGAGGATTCCATCGACCAGTGCCTGCAGCTGATGGCCGACTGGGCGCGGCTCGGCGAAGGCGGCCATGCGAGCCTCTACAAGGACTTCACGGCAGCCACGCTGACCGACGCATCGGCGCAGCTCGTGCTGAGCCTGCAGCAGGCGGGTCTGATCACGAAGAAGACGGCCATCCGTGAGCAGCAGCGCCGCGGCATGCTGGCGCCCGACGTGAACCCCGACGACGAGCTGGACGCCGTCGCGGAAGAGGGACCGTCGCTCGGCAGCCTAGGTACGGGCGATGGCGGCCCCGCAGACTGAAATCGTTGACGCGTCGATCCGTCATCAGATCGACCTGGTCAAGTACTCCAACGGGGTCGTTCGCAAGATCATCGCGCTATTGAATCGGGTGGATCCTGACCTGGTGGCGCAGCTGACGGCCGCCCTGGAACGCTTGGCGCCGCAAGATTTCACCGTCCAGCGCCTGGATGCCTTGCTGAAGGACGTGCGCCAGCTCAACGAGCAGGCCTACCGCCAGGTGCGGGGCGAGCTCGAAGGTGAACTGCAGGACCTGGTCAGCACCGAGATCGGCTTCCAGGCCAGCCTGTTCGATTCGCTGGCCATCGAGTACTCGACGCAGGGTGTCACGTCGGCCCAGGTCTACGCCGGCGCCATGGCGCGGCCGTTCCAGGGTCGGCTGCTGCGCGAGTGGATGGATGGTTTGGAGGCCGGCCGGGCCCAGCGAATCCGCGACGCCGTGCGCATGGGCTACGTCGAGGGCCAGACCACCGCCCAGATCGTGCGGCGCATCCGTGGCACCAAGGCAGCCGGGTATGCCGACGGCCTGCTGGAGATCGACCGGCGCCACGCCGAGACTATCGTGCGCACCGCCCTGAGCCACACGGCCGGCTTTGCCCGGGATCGGTTCTACGACGCCAACGACGACATCATTGGCGCCCTGGGGTGGGTCAGCACGCTGGACGGGCGCACCAGCCCGATGTGCCGGCTGCGCGACGGCCTGCGGTACACCACCGACCACAAGCCCATCGGCCACAAGGTGCCGTGGGGGGCCGGGCCCGGGCGGCTGCACATGTGCTGCCGGTCGACGTCGCTGCCCATCCTGAAGGGTATGGAGGACGAGCCGCTGTTCGGCACGCGGGCATCCCAGGGCGGCCCCGTCAAGGCCAGCACGACCTACGCCGACTGGCTGAAGGGCCAGTCACAGGCCGTCCAGGACGACGTCCTTGGCAAGAGCAAGGGGGCGCTGTTCCGCAGCGGCAAGCTGCCGCTGGACAAGTTCTACAACGACAAGGGCCAGACCTTGACGTTGAACCAGCTCAAGGCCAAGTTCCCGGCGCCGGCGGCCAAGGCCGGTCTGACGCTGCCGTACCAGCCGCCGCTGGGCCAGCCCAAGGACGCCATCGCCAGGTTCCTGGCGTCGCCGGCGGCGCAGCAGGAGCTGCTGGGCAGGCTGTACCGGGGCGAGTCCATGGACTACGCCGCTCACGCCCGGCGCGTGGCCGAAATCAAGGCGGCCGAGGGTTACAATTCGACGGTCGAATCGCTGGCCGCCGTCCGGTACTACACGGGAAGCGGTTTTCTGCCGATCAACCGCCGTATGCGCGAGACGGGCGGCACCCTGGAAGACCGGCAGTTTGCGTCGCTCACGGTGTCCAGCTTCCCGGGCATCGGCGAGCACCGCGGCGAGATCTGGCGGGCGCCGACCACCCGAGCGGCCAATGCCAACGCCTGGTGGGATCGGGCGGCCGTCGGCGAGCCCCTGGACTTAGGCAACCAGCTGCTGTCATTCTCGCGGGCGGTCGAGGTGCCGGCCAATTGGGCCGGATCGGCTGACGTCCTGCTGCGCATTGGCTCGCCGCGGCACGGGGTGTATATTGAGCCGTTGACCCTGAACGGCGGCGAGCATGAGGTGCTGCTGCCGCCGGGGCTGAAATACCGCGTTGCCGGCAAGAGCACGGCGACCGTAAGAGGGCGCACCTACAGGGTGATCGACCTGGAGATCGAAGATGACGACTGAGCAGCTGCGCGTGAAGGACCCGAGGACGTATAGCGTCTTCGGCCTGCTCGTGGCCGGCTCACGCTTCACCGACGACTACGGCGCCGACGACGCCGTGCGCCAGTACCTGGAACTGCACCCGGACGCCGACGAGAAGGCAGTCCGCGACGAGCTCGACGCCGAGCTGGCCAAGCACGCCGCCTGATGGCCTTGCACCTGGTCCCCGACGCCGCCAAGCCGGTCGAGACGCCGGCCGACAAGGTGCGCAAGCGCGTACGGTCCTATGCCAAACCAAAGGGCATGATCCAGTGCCATAAATGCGGTGGCCGTGAGGTCATCGAAACCAAGACCGGCGTGCTGACCGCTGATGGCCGCAAGTACAGCGGCGGCACGAAGAGTCTGCTGTGCGCTAATTGCTTTATGACTGGACAAAGGGTGGTTCTACTATGAAGACTGTCGCCGAAATCGTTGCAGCCGCTGCATCCGGCAGTACCTTTTCGCTGCGTCCCGAGGACGTAGGGATGAGCCTGGAAGAATTCGATGCCTTGGTTGCTTCTTGGATCGACGCAGGCGAGGGTCCAGGGTTCCACGTCATCAAAACGCATTCCGAAAGCCAATCCGGTCATGACTACTGCGACTTGCTCGTCTGCCAGAAAGCCGAGAGCTGACGAAATCCAGCGTGGATTGGATTGGCAAGCTCTGCTGGCAAAGTACATTCAGCATGTTCGCCAATGCGAAGGCATAGATTTCATCGGCATCATCGAGTCGCCCCAAAGAAAGAGGTGCAAGAACTGAAACGGCTGGCAGCAAGCCATAGCCGATAGAACCGCAGTCATTTGAAGGCCCGCCAAAGCGCGGGCCTTTTTTGTTTTCGGCCCCTCCGGCTCACACCGGCGGGGCTTTTTTCATGCCCGCAAGGTGGACACCGAGGGCGCGATGGGCCGGATGGCTCGCAAGTAACCGGGCGGATGCCCAGAGGATGACCGTGAAGCTCAAGACGATCGAAGTGGAAGGCAAGGTGTACGCCGAGGTGCAGGATGGCAAACCGGTGTATGTGGAAGACGACGGCAAAGAGGTTGCATTCGATGCCGTTGGCACCCGCACCACCATCAGCCGCCTGAACGGCGAGGCAAAATCCCACAGGGAACGCGCCGAAGCCGCCGAGAGCAAGCTGAAAGCCTTCGATGGAATCGAAGACGGCGACGCCGCGCGCAAGGCCCTGGAAACGGTGAAGAACCTAGACCAGAAGAAGCTCATCGACGCCGGCGAAGTCGACAAGGTCAAGGCCGAAATTAGCAAGTCCTTCCAGACCAAGCTGGATGACGCCGAGGCCCGCGCCAAGAAGTTGGAAGACCAACTATACGGCGAGAAGATCGGCGGTGCCTTCGCGCGCTCGCCCCTGATCGTCGGCGACAAGGCCAAGGTCGCCATCCCGGCCGACATGGTGCAGGCGCGGTTCGGCCAGCACTTCAAGGTCGAGGACGGCAATGTCGTGGCGTACGACGCCAATGGCAACAAGCTGTTCTCGCCGGCGCGGCCCGGCGAGCTGGCCACCTTCGACGAAGCACTCGACATCCTCATCGAGCAATACCCCCACAAAGACCACATCCTGAAGGGCTCCGGTGCCAACGGCGGCGGTGCCCGAGGCGGTGGCGGCGGGGGCAACAATCCTGCGCTCAAACGCTCGGAAATGAAGCCCGAACAAATGCGGGAATTCATCGCCGAGCATGGGCGCGACGCCTATCTGCAACTGCCCAAATGAGGTAAATCATGGCTACCACGCTGAACAGCGACATGGTCATCTACAACGACCTTGCGCAAACCGCCTACCTGGAGCGCATCCAGGACGTGCTGGATGTCTTCAATGCTTCGTCTGCGGGCGCCATCCGCTTGGTGAACGACAACATCGAAGGCGACTTCAAGAAGCGCGCCTTCTACACTGTCGGTGGCTCGATCGTGCACCGCAACGTCAACACCGACGCGACCGTCACCCCGGCCAAGATCGGCTCCGGCGAAATGGTGGGGGTGAAATACCCCTGGAAGTATGGCCCCTACGCCAGCACGGAAGAAGCCTTCAAGCGGCGCGCTCGCACGCCCGAAGAGTTCTCGATCTTGGTGGGCCAGGACATGGCTGACGCCGTGATCGCGGGCTACATTGAGATCGCCTTCGCGGCCCTGGCGGCCGCCATCGGCGCCAATGCCGCCATGAATGCCTCGGGCTCGTTCGCCACCGACCACAAGAAGGTGCTGACCAAGGGCATGCGCAAGTTCGGCGACCGCTTCAACCGCGTCGCGCTGTTCGGCATGGACTCGGGCACCTACTTCGACCTGGTCGACGACGCCATCGACGAGAAGATCTACGAGGAAGCCGGGATCGTCGTCTACGGTGGCACGCCGGGCACCATGGGCAAGCCGGTGCTGGTGTCGGACCGCATCCCGGCCGACCGCATCTTTGGCCTGCAGGCGGGTGCCATCACCCTGACCGAGTCGCAGGTGCCGGGTGTGCGCAGCTATCCCATCAACGACCAGGAAAACCTGGCCCTGGGCTTCCGGGCCGAGGGCACGGTGAACCTGGACCTGCTGGGCTACAGCTGGAAGGATGACACTGCCGGCGCGAACCCGAGCCTGGCGGCCCTGGGCACGGGTGCCAACTGGACCAAGTACGCCAACAGTGACAAGGCGACGGCGGGCGTGCTGATCACGCTGACCGGTGGCTCTGGCTCGGCGTCGGCACCGTCGGGCTCGGGTTCGGGCGTCTAAGCCATGCGCGTCGGAATCTACGCCGGCGCCAGCCACCCGGCTGTAACGGCGCTGCTGCAGGGCTTTGCCCTATGCGGCGCCACCGCGCACGCCCGCAATTCCGCCTACCACCGCGGCGAGATCGAGAATTTCGATTTGGTCGTGGTGTACGGGTTGCGGGCGGGCCGCCGGGTGCGCGACGCCTACCAGGCCGCTGGCGTGCCCGTGGTTGTGTTTGACTGGGGCTACTTGGCGCGGGTAAACGAGCCCAGCCAAACCAGCACCGGTCACTTTCAGTTCGGCTTGGGCGGGCTGAACCGGCCGCCGGCATTCGCGTGCCCGACGGATCGCTTCGACTCCCTGGGCCTGACCATTGCGGAGCAGGGCGGCGATCCGGACGGTTACGTGCTGCTCTGCGGCCAGGTGCCGGGCGATGCCGCCCATGGCTTGGACGCCCAGCAGATCGAAAGCTGGGCCTGCGAGGCGGCGGCCGACTGGCCCAACGTTCGGTACCGGCCGCACCCGCGAGGCGGAATCGACATCGCCGGCCTCGATTCGGACCGCTCGCCGCTCGCCGAGGCGCTGGCAGGCGCGCGCCGAGTCGTGACAATCAACAGCAACGTCGGTCATGACGCTCTGCTGGCCGGCGTACCGGTACTAGCCGACCGCCCGGCGGCATACGCTGAGCTGGCCGGCGACGTTCTGCCCACGGTCGAAGCGCGCCGCGAATACTTCGCGCGGCTCGCCTACGGCCAGTGGACGGTGGCGGAAATGGCCAGCGGCGCCTGCCCGCGTTTCCTGCTCGACCACCTGGTGCCAGGCGTTGGCCCGGCTATCGAGGGCCAAGGGCCGGACGATGCCGATCCTGGCGTGCAGGAGTCGGCCAGAAGCGACGACGTATTGCCGATCACGCCGTCGGCACCGGCCTCCGCGGTTCAAGCGCCCGCTGCTGCCAAACAGGCGCGCCGCGGGCGTGGCAAGGGGAAGGCGCATGCCGCTGATCGTTGAGGACGGCACCGGGCTGGCCAATGCCGACAGCTATGTGTCGGTGGCCGACTGTCAGGTCTACGCCACGGCGCACGGCCTGACGTTCGACGGCGATGCTGCGGCGCTCGACGCCGCGCTGCGCAACGCAACGATCTACCTGGACACGGCATACACCTTCCGGGGCGAGCGCAAGACGTGTGAGCAGGCTCTGGAATGGCCGCGGCGCTGCGTGCCGGCCGAAGGCGTGCCGCGCGAGGTGGTGTCGGCCTGCTGCGAGCTGGGCGTGCGCGCGCTGGCCGGGCCGCTCTGGCGAGACGTGAACGCCACGGCCGAGGGCGCGGTCACCGAGGAAACCATCGGGCCGATCACCACGCGCTATGCCGCGGCGCGCGGCGCGCGCGCGGACGGCCAGACCCAGTACGCCGGCGTGACCTCGCTTCTACGGCGCTGGACCGGTCCGAGCTCGATGGTCAAGCTGGTACGGAGCTGACATGCGATTAACCGTCTTTGAAGGGGAGCCCGGTTATTGCCAGTACCGCGCTGTGCGCCTTCACGGCCTACGCATCATGGTCCGGCTGAACGGCGAGCCAGTGGCGCATTGCGTCACGGCGGATACACGGCGCGGTGTTGTGGTGTGCGACGAAGTCGACGCGAAGGGCCGTCTTGTATTGAATGCACGCGGAGATGCGCCGCGCCGCATTCGCCGATTCGGCAAGGTCGAGGTGGAGATCGCGCGATGACGCTCAAGGTTGTTGCGCTGCCGGTGGGCGACAAGTCCGCGGCGCTGGAAGTGGTCGAGAGCTTGCGGCGGGCCGTCGAGTCCGGCCAGATCAAGGCGTTCGCCTGCGCGGGCATCGAGCCCGACCACTGCACGCGCATGTGGTCATCGTGCACGCTTCCCACCACGCGACTGGAGATGATCGGCGCAATCACCAGCCTGCAGCACTGCTACATCGCTGGCGAGGACTGAAATGCAGATTGGCGACAGCTTTCACCTGCCCGAAGAGGGCGTGCACGGGGTCATCGTCGAGCTCTACTACGACGATGCCATGCAGCCGGTGAGCGCCGTGGTCGAGCTGGCTGATGGTGGCTATGCGGCCGTCGACCTGGCCCACGTCGAACCGGTGACGGTGCACTGATGGCCACATTCAACTATGCACGGCCCGCCGCCACCGCGCTGCGCATGCTAAAGCGTTACGGCGGTCCGGTGACGCTGCGCCGGCCCGGCACGGGCGAATACGACCCCGGCACGGGCACGGTCGACAGCGAGCCGACCGACTACCCGGGCACGGGGGCCAAGTTCGACTACCAGCAGCGCAACATCGACGGCACCAAGATCCTGCAGGGCGACCAGCAGGTGTACCTGGCGGTGCAGCAGGACAACGGTCAGGCCATGCCGCAGCCGAAGGCGGGTGACCTGATCCTGATTGGCACTGAGGTCTGGCGCGTCGTCATTGGCGAAGCCATCCAGCCGGCGAGCGTGCCGGTGCTCTACATCGTCCAGGTGCGAAAGTGACGTTTTCGGCCGACATCGCAAAGTTCGTGGCCCAGGCCAAGGGCAACATCGACGAAGCGGCGCGCCGCGCGACCATCCTCCTGGCCCAAGGCGTGATCCTGAAATCTCCGGTGGACACCGGGCGGTTCCGCGGCAACTGGATGTTCGCCGTCGGCGCGGTGCCACGCCAGACGGTAACGACTACCGACCCATCAGGGCAAACGACGATGGCACGCCTGATCAACGAGATTTGGCCGACGGGCGCCGGCGGCGTCACCTACTTGTCGAACAACCTTCCCTATGCCGTGCGCCTGGAGAACGGCTGGTCGAAGCAGGCGCCGCAGGGCATGGTCCGGCTGACCGCCCAGGAATTCCAGGCCTATGTCAGTAAGGCCGCCAACGAGGTGCGCAATAAATGAGCCAGCAGACGATCCGTGCGGCCTTCGAGAGCCGGCTGGCTGCGTGGGCCGCCTCCCAGGTGCCGCCGCTGACGATTGCCTTCGAGAATGTGCCATTCGAGCCGCCCGAGGGCCAGGATTACCTGCGTGCGTTCGTGTTGCCTGCGGCGACGCGCAGCGGCGACATGCGCGGTACGCACCGCGAGTGGCGGGGCATTTTCCAGGTGACTGCGGTGACGCTTCCTGGCCGCGGGCCCGGGCGCGCCAGTCAGATCCTGGCGGCCATGGACGCGCTGTTCCCCGTGAACCTGTCCATGCTGCGCGACGGCCTGCTAGTGCGCGTGCAGGAGCCGGCCAGTGCCCTGACGCCCGATGAGACCGACATCGCCTACGAATTGCCCATCAGCATTCCCTACCAGGCGCAGACCTACCTGCTCTGACCCATTTTCCACCGTTTCACCACTTGCCCGGCCTTGAGCCGGGCTTTTTCGTTAGGAGCCGCCCATGAGTGCGCTTTTCCCGAACGGCACCATCTTCTCGGTGTCTACCTCCCTCGGCGCCGCCATCGCGGTGTCGGCCATCTCGAATGCCAACCCGGCCGTGGCCACGGCCACCGCGCCGCCGACCGACGGCAGTATCGGCGTCATGACGTCGGGCTGGGCGGGCCTTACCGAACGGGTAGTGCGAACGGCCAATGCCGATTCCGGCTCGTTCGAGCTGGAGGGCATCGACACGACCAACACCGTACGCTTCCCCGCTGGCCAGGGGGCCGGTTCGATTGCGCTGGCGACTGCCTTCGTCGACCTGTCGCAGGTCACCAACACGGAAAAAACCGGAGGCGAACAGCAGTTCTACCAGTGGCAATACCTGGAGGATCGCAGCGGTCGCCAGCGCCAGCGTCCGACCTTCAAGAATGCCAAGGTCCTGACGGTGACTCTCGACTACGACCCGGCGCTGGCCTGGTATAACGCGCTGGTGGAGGCCGATGCGCTGCGCGTGCCGGTGGTGCTGCGCGCCACGCTGCCCAACGGCGTGCAGCTCTACTACTACGTCTACCCGTCCTTCGACGGCGACCCTTCGCTGGTGATGAACACCAACATGCAGAACGTGGCGACGTTTTCCATGATCTCGGACTTCACCCGTTACGAAGCCGCGGCATAAGGGGGCGGGCATGGCTGGAAAAGTCATTTTCAAGCTGCAGCCGGCCGCCACCTTCACCGAGGAGGTGGCCATTCCGGTGCCGGGCGGCGAGCCCATCAAGATCGACATTATCTTCCGCCACAAGACGCGGGACGAGCGTGTCGACTTCATGAAGCGCGCCGCCGAGGCGACGCCGGAGAATGAAATCGACCTCTTCATGGAGATGGTGGCCGGCTGGGGGCGCGTTGATACCGAGTTCTCGCGCGAGGCTGTTGAGCTACTCATGCAGAACTACGAAGGCGCCGTGCCGGCCATCTTGGCGGAATTCAACATGGCGCACATCCGGGGTCGCCGAAAAAACTGATTGCCGCGGCCCAGGCGCTCTACAAGGCGCCGCCTGACCACGCTGCCCTGGCCGAATTCGGCCTGAAGCCGGAAGACCTTCCGGACGAAGAGGTCGAGCTGTGGCCGGAAAACGTGCGCGTGAAGGACGCCTTCATGCTCATGGAGACGCAGTGGCGCGTCGGTTACGCCGGGCCGACAGGCCTGGACTACGGGGCGTTGCCGATGGTCTTCCGGTCGCTGGCCATCTTCGACGACGACCAAGTCGACGTGTTCGACGGCCTGCGCGTCATGGAAGCCGCGGCACTCAGTGAAATGCGAAAGAAGTAGCAGCCCGCCTCGCGGGCATTTTTTTATGGTGAAACATGCCTGATCAGGTTGCCTCCCTTGTTCTGAAGGTGGACAGCACCCAGGCCAAGGGTGCCGACGCCGATCTGGACAGCCTCGCGCAAGCCAGCCAGAAAGCTGAAGCGGCTGTCGGCAGTCTTGGCGCGAGCAGCAAGGCCGCCGGCGCGGGGGTGGGATCTCTGCGCCAAGCGGCGCGCGCTGCGCAAGCGCAGACCGAATCCATAGGCATGTCGGCAAAGCAGACCGCCAATGCCTTGCGGATGCTGCCCGCTCAGATGACCGATATTGTGGTCGGCTTGACCACTGGTCAGTCGCCATTCATGGTCATGATGCAGCAGGGTGGCCAGCTGAAGGACATCTTCGGCGGTATCGGCCCTGCCGCGCGCGCGGTCGGCGGATACATCCTTGGCCTGGTGAACCCCTTTACCCTTGCGGCAGCCGGTGCCGGTGCGCTCGCCTTCGCCTATTACCGAGGGTCAGAAGAGGCCGACCGATACAACGAGGCAATTGTGCTGACCGGCAATTATGCCGGTATCACTGCCGGCCAGCTGAGCGAGATGGCGGCCCGCATTGGTGAGACGGTCGGCACAACCGGAAAGGCCGCAGACGCCCTGGCCCGGCTGGTCGACACCGGCAAAATCTCGGGGGACGTGATCGAGCAGCTAGGCCAAGCTGCCGTGCGCATGGAGGACGCCACCGGCAAGGCCGTTGACGACACCATCAAGGAATACGCGCGGCTGGCCGACGCTCCGGCTTCCGCGATTCTGGTACTCAACGAGCGTTACCACTTCCTGACGGCGGAGATCTACGAGCAGATTTCGGCCTTAGAGAAGGAAGGCCGCCAGCGAGATGCCGCGCAGTTGGCGCTGACGACGTACTCCCAGGCGATGGAGCAGCGTGCTGGACAAATCCAGCAGAACATCGGCGTCATCGAGGAGGCCTGGAACAGCGTTGGCAAGGCGGCAAAATGGGCCTGGGACCAGATGCTGAGCATCGGTCGCGATGCAACGCCTCAGGAGAAAATTGCAGAGCTGCTTGAAGAGCGCAGTTCCCTCGCTGGATCGATCTTTGGCTTTCACAAAGACCGCGTAAAAGAAATCGACGCGGAGCTGGCGGGTCTGCAAGACCTTGTCAAATGGCAGAATGCGGCGGCGCGGGCAGAATCTGATCGCGCCGACGCTGAGGCGCGAGCCATCCAAGGGCGGAAGGACCTCGAGTCCTACATGGACTCGCGCACCGGTACGTCGCTGGCAGCTGCGGTGGCGGCAGAAAACAAGGCTTTTGCGAAGGCGACGGCCGAGTTCACAAAGGACAGCAAGGAATACCAGGACGCCCTCAAGCTGCACAACGACAAGGTCGCGCAGCTCGAGAAGCAGTTCGCCGGCCCGAAGGGCGGCAGCTCGCTAGCCGCGGGCGTGCGCATGCTCGAACAGGCGCGCCAGCGCCAAGCTGTGCTCGAGGCGCAGCTCACTACCAGCGAAAAGCTGACCACCGCCCAGCAGGAACTGGCCAAGTTCGAACAGCAGGTTGCCGATATCAAGGGCAAACTGACCTTGACCGCCGCCGAGAAGAGCGTGTTGGCCGAGGAAGCAGTGACACGGGCGGTGCTCGAGCGCAACGTGGAGCTGCAGAAGGAAATTCAGCTGCGCCAGGAAATGGTGCAGCTGCAAGTCATGCAGCGCGCGGCCGCTGATGCGCTGAACACCGACCGCCAGCGGTATGCGGACGAATTGGCGTCGTTCGGCCTTGGGCCGCGCGCGCGTGAGCAGGTGCAGGCTCAGCAGCGCCTGTACGAAGACTTTCGCCGGCAAGCCCAAAACGCAGCGCGCGACCAAGCCCGGGGTCAGTTGTCGGAGGCCGGCTATGAAAGCCAGATGGAGGTGTTGCGCCAGAACCTGGCGGATCGGTTGGACCTGCAGCGGCAGTACTACACCGATCTGCGCGCGCTCGAGGCTGATTGGCGCGCCGGCGCGGCTGGCGGGCTGGCAGACTACGCCGATATGGCCGCCAATGTGGCGGACGCAAGCCGGAACGCGTTCTCAAGTGCCTTCCAAAGCATGGAAGATGCGCTCGCCGACTTCGTCACAAGCGGCAAGCTGAGTTTTGCGGATCTGGCGCAAAGCATCCTCAATGACCTTTCTCGCATCGCCATCCGGCAGGGGATAACGGGGCCGCTGGCGGCGGCGCTGGGCGGAATATTTGGTGGCATATCTGCCTCACCGAGCTTTTCGCCGGGCGGCACGGCCCTCGGAGGTACTGGTGGCTTGACGGGCGCCTGGGGCGGTATGCGTGCAAATGGAGGCCCGACCGCTCCTGGCCGCTTCTATGAGGTCAACGAGAAGGGCCCGGAGCTCTACACGGAAGCCGGCCGAACCTTCCTGATGTCTGGAGCGCGCGGCGGTTATGTGACGCCCCTGACGCAGCCGAGCGCGGCTAACGGTGCAGCGACGGCTGCCGCACCCAAGGTCGAGGTAAACGTTATTAACCAGGGCGGCGAGCAAATGAATGCCCAAGCCAGCGGCCCGCGGTTCGACGGCGAGCAGTGGGTGATCGACGTGGTGCTGAAGAGGGCCCGAAATAACCGTGCCTTTCGCAGCCAACTGAAAGAGGCGGTAGCGTGATGGCAGCATTTCCGACCTACGCCCGCCTGTTGCTCGGCGGCTATTCCGACTCGTCCGATTACGGCGTGCTGCGCACCGAGATGGATGACGGACTGGCCAAGCAGCGTGCGCGCCGATCCAAGCCCATAGTGACGCGCAGCGCGACCGTGATGGTGCAGTCGCTCGAAGATCGCCTGGAGTTTGACAACTGGATGCACGAAGACCTGTACGGCGGCGCCGGCTGGTTCGACTTCCGCACGCTGGGCGGCACCGTCCAGCCGGCGCGCATAGTTGGCAGCCGGATCAGCTGGACGAGCCCCGGCGGAGGCATCTGGATCGGTCAGGTGCAGATCGAAACGGTGGGCTGACATGGCACATGCATATTCCCCTGCGGCGCGCCGCAACCTGCTGGCGACCAGCGCCGACGAGCCGTACCTGACGCTCCTGGAGATCCGGCATCCCGACCTGGCCGCACCGATTCGGCTGGTCAATGACGTCGAAAACATCACGATCAACGACCCGGACCTGGGCCCGCTGGAGTATGTGGCCTGCCCGTTTCGCCTTGTAAAGCCCGATGACGTGGACCAACAGGAGCCGAAAGCTAGCCTGGAGGTCGACAACATCGGCCGAGAGCTGACACAGTGGTTGGAAGCCAGCAATGGCGGCAAAGGCGCCCGCTGCCGGCTTATGGAGTGCCTGCGCTCCTTGACGGACGAGCACGTGGGTGACATCGAGTTCGATATGGAACTCGATCTCACAGGACTGTACGTGGACAACCTTGCAGTGAGCGGCACATTGGGTTTCGAGAACACCCTGAATCAAGCTGCAGTCACGAAGCGATTTGACCCGTCGACGGCTCCGGGCCTTTGGTGAGCGTCGATTGACAGTCTCCCATTTATTCTGAATCCACCTGCATCTATGCCTCATTGGTCTGACGCTTACATCGGGCAGCCGTACATCCCGGACACCGGTGACTGTGCTGTCCTGGCCGAGCGCGTGGCGCGCGAGCAGTTCGGCCTGCGGATTGGTTTGCCGGTGGTGCACGCCGAGGGATACCGGGCGCAGGCGGCGCAGATCCGGGAGCTGAAAGATGACTACGCCGAGCGAATCGACGAGCCGGCCGACGGATGCCCGGTGTTGCTGATCGGCCGTGGCCAGGAATGCCACATTGGAGTCATGTGCTGGCTCGCCCACGAATGGTGGGTGCTGCACGCGAACCAAGATTTCGGCGCTGTGACGCGCGAGCGTCTACGGGTGCTGACGCGCATCCATTTCAAGGTTGAAGGGTTCTATCGATGGAAAACGCAGTAACCGACCAGCGGCCGCCGTTGGTGTGCCTGCCGCACGCCGTGACGTCCGATGGCCGCCAGCTGTCCTACGCAGCGTTCCTGCCGCGCGAGACGCTGGGCGCGTACATCGAGCGTACCGGCGTCATCGTGCCGCGCGGCACCGTGGTCGTCTGGCACAACGGCCGGCGGGTGCCGGACGCCCTATGGCGCCGGCTAATTCCGCGCACGGGCGACCAGGTCGTGATCCGCGCTCGGGTCCGTGGGGGCGGTGGGGGTGGCAAGCTGTTTCGTACGGTCGCGCTAATTGCTCTGACCATCGCAGCGAACGTGTACGGGACGCAAGTAGGTGTCGCCATGGGCCTGACGGGTAACGCGGCTACGGCGGTTGGTACGGCTGCGATCATGGTGGGTGGCACCTTGGTGATCAACGCGCTGTTGCCACCGCCAGCGCCCACGAACCTGGGCTCGAACGACAAGTACAGTTCCAGTCCGACCTACGCCATCCAGGGCGGCCGAAATCGCGCTCGGCAGTGGGAGCCGATGTTACTTATATTCGGCCGCCACAAGGTGGTACCGGATTTGGCGGCGAATCCCTACACGGAGTATGTCGGCGACGACCAGTATTTGCGGCAGGCCTTCCACTTTGGTCTGCAGCCGGACCTCATCATCGGCGAGATGCGCATCGGCTCAACACCGATCAGCGAATACAAAGGTGTGCAGGTGACGCGGTCCGATACCGAAACCGGCGCATTGCCATCTGTGGCGGGCAACGTCGACACACTGCAGGGCTTCGAACTGCGCTATGCCGACGGCTGGAACAGCCGCACGACACCTGACGACACCGAGGCTATCGAGATTGAGCTCGCGGCCCGACTTTTCGCTATCGACGAGGACGACGGCTCATTTCTGACACGTAGTGTGTTGGTCGAGATGCAGTATCGGAAGGTGGGCGACACCGAGTGGATCGGCTTGGGAAACATCAAGGATCCCGTCTACGCTAAAAACTACTGGTCGTTGGGTCGCATGACTACGGCGGGTAGTGGAGAGAGCACTGGCACGCAGTTCTGGCAGCAGGTGGAATACGGCTCGGCGGACCCGACGGAGCACACCGTGGGCGAGACTGTGACGCGTTGCAGCGGCACGGGTGGCGACGCAGGTTATTACTGCACGACCTACACCTGGCGCTGGATTGCCCATCCTCACGCCATGAACAGGCCCTGGCGTGGCCTTGCGCCCAACCCGCTGCTTGGCTATACGCAAACGGACGGCTACCGGTTATCGAACAATTCGTCTGACATCGTGCGTCGCACGGTGACGGTCGAGGTCGAGCGCGGTCAGTACGAAATCCGCATCCGCAAGCGCACGGCGGACCTGGACGGCAATTCGGAGTCGAACGCCACGTCGGTGTCGCAGATTCGCGCGTACCAGGCCGATGATGCCGACTACAGCGGCCAGCTTCGCCTGGGAGTCAGCATTCGGGCGTCGGCACAGCTCAACGGCGCCATTGATGAGCTGAGCGCCATTTGCTCGGCGCAGTGCTGGGTCTGGACGGGCGCTGCCTGGGAAATCCAGGAAACCAGCAATCCGGCCTGGTGGTACCTGTGGTATGCCCGCGGCAAGCGTGACAACGATGGGCGCCGGCTGTACGGCGCCTGCTTGGCCGACACGCGCATCGAGATCGAGGCTATCAAGGCTTGGGCGGCCTGGTGCGACGAGAAGAAGCTGACGTTCGACTATGTCCTGGACCGGGCTGGCGACAAGATTGGCGACGTGCTACAGCGGATCGCGCGCGCCGGCCGAGCGTCGCCCTCCTGGCAGACCGGGCGGCTTGGCGTCATATGGGATGCTGCCGATCTGCCTGTGACCGCTATGTTTGGGCCGTTCAACATCCGGGCCGGCAGCTTCAAAATCGAGTACATCAACGACGGCACAGCCGATGAGATCGTCGTCAATTTCGCCAACAAGGACCGCGACTACGACCTCGATGAGGTACGAGTTCCTGTTCCCGGCGCCGCGGTCACGAACAACCCGCTGACCGTGGATCTGGAGGGCTGCGTGCACGCCGAGATGGCGGGCAAAGAGGCCAATTTGCTGGCGGCATCCCAGGTATGGCACCGGCGCCGGGTGTCGTGGGAAACCGACATCGAGGGCTTTATCGCGAGCCGTGGTGACGTCATCCAGATGAGCCACGACCTGACGGTTTGGGACTATTCGGGGCGCCTGATGCCGGGCAGCGGTGGCCAGACCATGGTGCTGGACAAGGCTGTCCCGTCCGGCGGTTCGGGGGTCGTCATGCTGCGCTCGCCCGAGGGGCACATGAAAATCGTTTCCGTGGTGTCCGATCTCGGCGACGTTGACCGGCTGACCATTACGACGCCGCTCGACGGAGAAGGGGGCGACGAAGCCTTCCCGATGCCGGGCGATAGTGGCTACGACGACATCGTGCCAATGGACTGGGCGTGGTTCTTCGGCCCGCTGGCCACGCCCGGCCGCCGCCTGAAGATTACCGACGTCCGGCCCAAAGCCGATGGCGTGGCGTTCTCGGCGATCGACGATGACCCGCAGTACTACGCCAGCGAAAACGACCCCTATCAGTACACGCCGCCGCGCGACGGCGCGCTGTTGGGCGGCGTTGTGTTGGGTGTCCAGTTCGGCGAGACGATCCGCAGCATTGCGGCCGACGACATACAGGTGCAGGTGAACTGGGCAATCTCCGTGTCGGGGGCCGCAAACGTGGACCTGGTGGTCAATGGCGTGGCCGCCTCGAGCATCACCACGACTGGCCGCCAGCTCCTGATCGATGCCAAGACAAACGACCTGCTAGAGATCACCATTCGGCCAACGGGCGCAGGTAGCGCCGGCCAGCCCGTGACGCGCCAGTACCTGGTGCAGGGCCTGCTGGCGCCGCTGCCCGCCGTGGTCGGCTTGACCAACGTGTTTCGCGACGGCCTGACGACGCTGGTGTGGAATCCGGTGGCCGATATCCGCGCCCCGGGCTTCGAAATCCGCGTGGGGCCGTCTTGGGACAACGCCCGGGCCGTGGGCACGGTGCCCACCAACGAGTATCTGGTCGCGGGCAACGGGCTGCATTGGGTGGCAGCACGGTACACGGCGGGCGGCACGACCATTTACGGAGCGCCGGACAGCATCCTGTTGTCGGGTGCCGCACTCGAGCGCAATGTCCTGATCTCGCAGGATGAGGCGCCGGCCTGGGGCGGCACGCTGTCCGATGGTGCGGTGGTGGTCAACGACGAGCTGACGCTGGTCGGCTCGACGGACTTGCTGGAAGAACCCGACATTCTGGCGCTCGACGACATCCTGCTGGGTGCCGGTGTCGTCGAGGCGGCGCTGTACACCATCGCGCAGGCCGATCAGGTCGATGTTGGCTACGTCGCCGGCGTGCGGCTCGATTTCCTGTTGGACTACTACGCCATCAACCTCGGCCAAAACATCCTGGCTGATACCGACGTGCTGGCCAACGACGACGTGCTGAGCGGGTCGGATGCGCAGTATTACCGCGTCCAGCCACAGTTTCGGGTTGCTGGCGAAGACGGCGTGTTCGGGCCATGGCGCAATCCGGTGCCAGGGGTGGTGAGCGGCCGTTTCTTCGATTTCCGGCTGTCGGTGGCCACGCAGGTGCCGACCATAATCCCGTTCGTGCGGCACTTCGCCTGGGTGGTGGACGTGCCCGATCTGATCGAGCAGGGCACCGACGTGACGGTGCCCGATACGGGCCTGACCGTGACCTATAGCAAGACCTTCCACGCGCAGCCGAACACGCATATCGCCATCCTGGACGCTCAGGACGGCGACCGCTTCGTGCTGACCAATCAAACGCTTTCCGGGTTCGACGTGCAGGCCATGAATGGCTCCACGCCCGTCGAACGGCAAATTAACTGGCGCTCTCAGGGGTACTAATGTCGAATGCACCTATCCAAGTTTCAACTACGTCGCCGCTGCCTGGCGCGCAATTGGTCAACGAGATCAACGCCGCGCTCCAGGCGCTTGGCACGCATTTCTCTGGCGCCACAGACCCGGCAGCGAACGCCGGGCCGTACATGCGGTGGGCCGATACGGGCACAGGCCGCTTGCGTATGCGCAATGGCGCCGGCACGGCCTGGATTGACCTGGGGCCGCTGGCGGCGGAGGCGGCGGAGCCAATCGAGGGGGCGCTCTTTGCTTCGCAGGCGTGGGTCACCGCGAAGCTGGGCGCAATCCTGCCTGGATTGCCCATTTTCGACGGCGGCAGCATTCCCGCTGAGAATCTGGGGCCGATCTTCGGTGTGGGCAAAGGCGTAATGGCCTGGAACGGCAGTGTGTACGTGCCGAATAATCTGCCCACTCGGTTCCGCGCCGGCGGCACTCTTACACCGGGCGCAACGAACGTGGCCGTCGCGCCAGGCCGCTGGCGTTCGGCTGACGACACCGTCGATATCAGCCTGGTGGCCACCCTGACCAAGAACCTGCAGACGGCTGGGGCCTGGGCGGCTGGTAACAATCAGAACGGCCTGTTCAGCGGCGAGCGCACGACGGACACCTGGTATCACGTCTATGCCATCCAGCGCACGGCAACCGGTGCGGTGGATGTCGGATTCAGCACCAGCTATCCGCCAGCGGACCTGCCGCCTGGCTGGGACAAATGGCGTCGGTTGGGATCGGTGTATACCACCGGTACTAACAATATCCTGGGCTACCTCCAGGTCGGCCGATTCTTCGTGTGGCCCAACGTGCGACCCACGGTCTCCAGCGCCACGGTGAGCAACCAGCAGCTCCTGAGCATGGATGTCCCGCCGGACGTCCGGGTGCGGGGGCAGTTCACCATTCTGCAGGAGGGCGGATCGTCGTTTCCGCACCTGCTCCTGGTGTCGCCCGAAGTCAACGGCACCGTTTCAACCGGCTTCGCGGACTACCTGCGCGCCGGCAGCTACAACGCTTATGCGAAGACCGAAGTTATCACCAACACCTCCCGGCAGATTCGAGCCCTAACCACAGCGGCGTCGATGAGCAATCTGAGCATCGGTACGCAGGGCTGGGAAGACTTTCTGGAGGATTAAGGGATGCGCTGGATCATGTTTGATGAAGACGGGCTTCCTACGCCCGGCAGTTACAGCACACAGCAACCGGGCCCTGGACAATGGGTGCCAGATGAAGATGTGCAGCCGGTGGTCACCGTCCCTAGTTCAGTCTCGGCGGCCCAGGGCGGTATCGCCCTTATCAACGCTGGCCTGATGCCTGCCGTGCAGGCCGCTGTAGACGATCCCGACACTCCAGCCGAAGTCCGTTGGGCATGGGAGCGGGCGACGACGTGGGAGCGCCCCAGCCCCGCGCTGGCCTACCTGGCGAACAAGGCAGGTATCAGCAGCGGGCAGATGGACGCCTTGTTTGTGGCCGCAGCCCCGATTGAGGTGTAGCCGAACCTTCAATCGCACGGCGCAGCAGATCGATGGGCTTTTCGTCGCCGCAGTAGCCATTCATGCATAGGTAGCTTTGCTCTCCGCGGCCCGCTATGCGGGCCTTTTTTTATGCTTCATCAGCACCCGGGGTACGCCTTGGATATCGACCCGAACACCTTGAGCGCCGACGCAAAAGCGCTGTTGGTCGCCTTGCAGGCCATGCAGCAGCAACAGCAGAGGCGCGACGCCGAGCAGCAGGACCAGCGCACGCGCGACAACGAAGCCCTGCAGCGCGAAATCATGGCGTTGTCTGCGGCCGTGAAAACAGGATTTCCTGATGGCGACCTCGATGGCCACCGGCGCTATCACGAGCTGCTTATAGAAGAAGCGCTCGAGCGCAAGCGGATGCGCAGCGCGATTTTCATCCACGTGGCCAAGTCCAGCACCTGGGCCTTGATCTTGGGGCTACTGGCGGTGCTGTGGATCGGATTCAAGAAGAAATTTGGAATAGGTGAATGATCAACGAGCTGACACGATTGCTGCGCGGCGACGAAGGCGAAGTGCTGCACGCTTACCAAGATCACCTGGGATTCTGGACGATCGGCGTGGGTCGGCTCATCGACAAGCGCAAGGGCGGCGGCATCAGCAAGGCGGAATCGGCCCTACTGCTGAGCAATGACATCGCCGAAAAAGAAGCCGAGCTCGACCGGTGCGTGCCCTGGTGGCGTCAGCTACCAGATGCACGGCGCGCCGTGCTGCTGGCCATGGCGTTCCAGATGGGCGTCGATGGCTTGCTGAGCTTCAAGACCACGCTGGCCAGGGTCAAGGCTGGGGACTGTGACGGTGCCGCGCGTGGCATGCTGGCCAGCCTGTGGGCGCGCCAGACGCCCGAACGTGCGCACCGCATGTCCGAGCAGATGCGGACAAATGTCTGGCACTTTAAGGAAGGCACATGAAATTGAAACTGGTAGATGACTGGCGGCGCGGCTGGCGCTGGATATCGGTGAACTGCATCGCCGTGGTGGTGGCAGTGCAGGGCGCCTGGATGGCGATGCCCGACGACCTGAAGGCTGGATTCCCATCCGCCTGGGTGAGCGGTGTATCGGTCGCCATGCTGGTGCTGGGCGCCGTTGGCCGATTCATCAAGCAGGAGAGCGGCGATGCTGACAAGCCTGCTCAGTAGTTTCGGCGGCTACATCGTGGCCGCGGTGGTGGCGCTCGTGGCCGTGGCAGGCGCCTACCTGCGCGGTCGCTCCAGCGGCAAGGCGGCCGAACGCACGGAGCGCGGCGCCAAGATCAACGAACAGGCCGCTCACGCGCGCCAGAAAGTGCAGGAGGTGCGCAATGAAGTGGCTGCTGCGAGTGATGATGCTGTCGCTGCTGAGTTGGCAGATAAGTGGGTGCGCAAGCCGACCGCCAAGGGTGGGCGTTGAATATTGCGACCACGCGCGGCCGGTTTGGTTCGACACGGCTGGTCAGGTCCAGGCCACGCCCGCCCCGGTGCGGCGGCAGATCCTGGACATCAATGAAACCTGGCGGCAACTTTGCGATGGGACGTAGTGCCCCATCGATCACTTCATGCGGCGTGCCGGACTTTCAAGAAACGGTCCCTTACACGCGTGATGAAGCGCTGCATGGTGACCAGCGGATTTCGTATCCCTAAGCCGTTTCGAAAATGATCTTGGGGGCTGAAGAATCTAATCACCATGTTCATCGAAGCTCCGGGCCCGATCCTGAATCGGCCGTTCACGCGAGTCGCATTAAAGCCGTACTCGTTCTTGAGCATGAACAGAAACACTTCGGATGTCACTGACATGTTCCATGTCCGCTCCGCTGGCGTTATTTTGATGCCAGTGAGATAGGATAAGCGAACGACCAGGTCTTTATCTTTCAGTAAGATGTTGATGGGCTTGATGCGCCCCACAACTTCGCGCAGTTGCAGGCTGAACGCGAAGTTCAAGCTTAGCGTGCGCCTGTAGGCTTTGAAGGCGGCGATCAGCTCATCCAATGATGGCTGCGGCTGGTCGTCGGGTTCCAGTGGCCGTGCGGTCGCGATCCGCTCATTCCAATGTTTTTCAGCCGCCGGAGACAGGGAGCCAAGTTGACCGGACAGCATCGATGTGTCGGACAGATGAATGGCATCGCGCGGGCGGAGAAAGAATATCTTGTGCTGGATGTTGGCCAAGGCCCGCGAGGACCGCACCGAGGCGGGATTATTCTGCTCGTCGTTCAAATAGAAATTGTCGGGGTGGCAGAAGTAGACGAAGGATGCAAAGGGCACAATGTGCACTGGCTGCAGCACTTCATCTTGGATTTGGATGCGGTCGAATTTCTCTTGCGCGGCGGCGCGCCTGTCTGCGCGCTCGTCCTCATTGCCCACCCAATTCGCGTACCCAAACTGCGTAAAGAGCAGATCGACGCGCTTAGATTGCTTATCGACTTTTTGCTTGACCAACTGTGCGTCGGCGATATTTCGAATCGCGCAATCGTTGATGTTGAGAATCGTCGTGTCGCCAGCCTTTATGAGGCTGAACGAGTCGCCGCCGGCATATGGCCAAGTAGTGATCGACAGCGCGGGGTCGATATCGCATGGCACGCCTTCTGGTGATTCGATGACGGCATACCCGTTGCGCCTTAGAAAGCTAGCGACACGCTTATCCAGCGTGGCATGAAAGACAAACTTGGCGTCCGGTCTTACAGCCTTCATCTGTTTGATGAACGGAACCGCGAAGTGATCGGAGTGCTCATGGGAGTACCAGATGTACAACTTCTTGTCGGCCTTGCCGACGTGCGCGAGAACTTCATCATTCGAGGTGGAGCCGTCAAGCAATGCCCAGCCATTGTGAAATGCCGTCCCTTGCAGCCACGGGTCGACAAGCAAAATTGAAGCCTCAGTTTCGACGCAAAATGATGCGTGATTCAGGAAGGTAAGGGTTGGCATTTCGGCAGGTTAGTGGCGACAATTGATAGGCTTTTGGCGCATCTCGTCGTTTATTTGTAAATGATAGTATCAATCGGGGCTCACGAAGTCGAGCTGAGACATGCTGATGCGAGCGCCCTCTGAGGCAGTGGGCCGCCAAGGCGAAGTGATACCCCTTGGGCCGGATCCCGCCTTAAGGGTGCTCCGGTTCCTTCCCATGCTGGTCAGGTACCCGGCGAACACCGCCAGGACAGCCCCTTCAGTCGGCCGCTCCAGCACGTCAATGCAGCCGGCAACAGTCGCCTGACAGCATGCCAGCCGCAGCGAGCACAGCCTGTCGTTCATGCAACAGCAGGCCGAATTCAGTCGCCCGCGCTTCCCATTGTTCCAATTCGGTCATGGGGGTAGTTTGCCCACGGCTGGTAGGCTGGTCTATACGTAGTTACCGAGGGGCGAACGCGTTGTCGGGCGGGTCAACCGGTTCGGCGCGGTAAGCCTGCCAGAACCAATGGCTATGCTTGTGGTGCCGCGCCCGCATGCGCTGAAAGTAGATCCTGACCCAGCCGGCGTGACCGGCTTCGATGACCACATCGTAGGACCGATCCTCGGCCTCGCCGGCCGGCGGTAGCTTCTTGCTGGCAGCCGCGTGGTAAACGCCGCCCACGTGCGCCAGGATTCCGTTGTCTTCGTCCATCACCTGGTCCACTCGATATACCAGCCCTGATAAAACCGGGTGCCGCGTACCTCCTCAAACCCACGAACCATCATCGCGCGGTCGGTTGAGAACGTCAGCAGCTCCACGTCCATCAAGTCGGGAATAGGGGAGGGCAACATCGCCCCGGCGTCCCGCCGCATGACCTTGAAGCATTGGACTTCGCGCTTCATGTCTTCGCGAAAGATGGAATACATCATGACCGGGCCGGGCACGGCTTCCCAGTCTCGATGTTGAAGAGCGCGGCCAAGGTGATGAGTTCGTTTGATGGTGCAATTCGGCATGGCTGAAATACTGGTTATTTGTACAGTATATCTAAGCCAAGCCGCAGGATAGCGTCCCCTATTTCGGCTCGGGCGTTGCCACCAGCGCATCTGCAGAGTAGGGCTGCAGAAAGTCGCGCGTGTCACCGGCACCCGTCAGCCAGTCGTCATAGGCGTCATCCGGCAGGATCACGACCATGCGCTTCTCGTCGTTGGGCCGGTGGTACTCGCGGAACAGCGGGTGGTGGTCGGCGTTGATGGTCAGCATGGTGTACGACAGCCGCCAGTTGCCGTCGGCGTCCTTGTACTGATCCCACAGGCCCGCGATGCCCATAGGTGCGCCATCAGCGCGGGTAAAGCGGGTGGCCACGGCCTTGCCTGATCGCCAGTCGGGTTCGTAGACAGCCTCGGCGGGCACGATGCACCGCTGGCCCTTACGCCAGGCGTTGCTGAAGGTGAAGGACTTGTGGGCGGTTTCGGATCGCGCATTGAACGTCGACAGTTTCTCCGCCTTCGCCAGCCCGTCGGCCCGGGTCATGGCCGAAATCAACCCCCAGCGCCCGATCTCCACCTCCCGCTCCGGGACGGCCTCATCCCCTGATTCCCATTCGGGCGGTCTTCTGACGAACTCCCCAAGGCGGCGCGGCCACATGTCCCAGTTCGGCGGCAGAGGAATGCCCCGACTGCGAAAGTACTTCTCCAGCTGTTCGCGCTTCTTGATGCCTTGGTAGTGGCTGCACAT